GTGGAGACGGCCCCCAAGGTGGTGGTCTGGATTCCGAAGAAGGACGCGCGCCCCGGGGCCTGCGCGGCGTGCGCCCGCCCCTTCGCGGAGCGCATCCCGCGCTCGATGCGGCACGACTTCTTCAACGTCTGGGACCTGGTCGTCGTCGAGGCCTCGGGCCTGGTGCGCTTCGTCCAGATCACGGAGCCCACGTCGCTGTCGGCCCACCGGAAGAAGATTCTGGCGTCGGCCTGGCCGCCCCGGGACGACGACCTCCTGCTCACCTACGCGGGCCGCTCGCGGTTCCGCGTCTACCATGGCCCGGCCTTCGACGTGGAGAGCGGGGAACTCCGCGTGCCGCCGCAGTCACGCGGGGCCGCACGGACGAAAGGAACGCCGTGATTCAACCCGAGCAGCGCGTCAGCATCGCCGCGGTCCTCGTCGGCGAGCGACGCCGGAACCGCCCCCGCAAGCTACGGAGCCTCGCGCGGAGCATCGAGGCGCACGGCCTCCTCCATCCCATCCTGGTGCGGGGCCACGAGTTGATCGCCGGCCAGCGGCGGCTGGAGGCGTGCCGCCTGCTCGGCTGGGAGAGCATTCCTGCGCGCGACGTGAGCCAGTGCGATGACGCCGAGTTGCGCGCCATCGAACTCGACGAGAACACCGAGCGCGACGACCTCGACACCTACGAGGTCTCGAAGGAGAAGCTCGCCGCGATCCATCAAGCGGAGGCGCGGCTCAAGGCGAAGGCGACAGCGGTGCAGGATTTAATCGGCACGTTGCCGAAAAAACCCCGCACGACCGGGAAGCCTCCGGGTAGACCAAAGGGGACGAAGAAAGCGGCCTCGCAAATCGAGGTCGCCAAAGAGACCGGCGTGTCTCCCCGAGAGCGGAAGCGCAAGGAGCGCCACGTTGAGATTGCCGAGCGCTTCCCGTTCATGCAGCGCGACGGCTGGATTCAGCATCACGTGCTGGAGGCGGGGGCCCTGGTCGACAAGCATTTCACGGAGGCCGAGCATGCCTCGCTGGCGATGCTCCTCGACGACGATGGGGTGCCTGCCAAGCGCGCCATCGCCGTCCTCGAAAATCTGGCCGCCATGGACCGGACCGCGCGCAAGGCGATCTACACCGGCATCGTCTCGACGGACCCGCACGTGCGGAGCAACGCCCAGGCGGCGGCGGCGGCGCTGCCGCCTCTCCCGGACCCGGCGCTCGGGCACCTGAGCGAGGCGCGCTACGCGCTGGACAAGGCCGTCCGCCATTGTCGCGTGCGCGCCTTCGTGCCTGAGATCACGCGGGTGCGCGGGCTCGTAGACACGGTGTTGCAGCAACTCATCAAGGAGACGGGGGCTCACCCGATATGAGACGACGACGCGCACAAGCCAAAAAGAGAAGCCAGAAAAGCAGGCCGACCACGAAGGCGAACCCGGGACCCGGGCGGCCAACCACGGCGGAGGCCTTCACCGACGCCATCCTGGCCGCCAAGATTCGGCAGGTCCACGACGACCTGGGGGGCCGCGTGTCCGCCGTGGAGGTCTACGAGAAATGCCTCGACCTGCACCTTTTCAGTCAAGCGCAACTAGACCGCTGGGCGCGACGTGCGGCGGTGGAGTATGTCCGCGGGACGCTAGGCGACAACGACCCCGCGACGGGGTTCCCGTACAAATACCCGGTGCTGCTGGGGAGCACGCAACTCTGGATCTCCGAGGCGTTCCTGACAGATAGCGAGGCCGCGGAGACCGTGCGGGCGCGGGAGAAGCAACTGCACGCCGACTATGGCGAGTATCGGCGCATCTGGGACCGCTTCGCGCTGCGCTTTGGCGCCGACAAGATGCCGCCCCTGGTCCAAATAACCCTGGACGCGACCGCTTGACACGCTGACAACAACCATGCGATGCTGGGGTGGTAGGGCAGCACGGCAGCCGGCGCCGCCAAGCCGCCGCAGGAAAGGGACCCCATGACGCCATCCGCCACCCGCTACGCCGCCGCCAAGGCGCGCACCATCGCCACCCCGCTCGCCACCGCGCCCTTCAAGGGCCGCCGCCTGACCGTCAGCATCCCGCCCCGCGAGGCCGAGGGCCTGCGCCGCGTCGGCTACGTCGCCGTCATCGTCGACGCCGACGGCGCCGAGCGCCTGGACCTGATGCGGACGCTGACGAACGCGCGCGAGACCACGCAGGCCGTCGTCGACTACCGCCACCGGGTCGACGCCGCCGCCATCCGCAAGGGGACGGTCCCCGCCTACGCCCGGGTCGTCAAGGTCGAAATCCGCGAGGTGGCCGAGTGAACGCGGACGAGCAGCAGGCCCTGCTCTACAGCGAGGTCCTGGACTGGTTCGACACCCACGTGGACCCGCCCGACCTCCCCGCCGTCTACTACGAGGTCCAGGCGGCGCTGAGCGCCCTGACCGGCCAGGCCCCGCGCGGCTCCCGGAGGCCCTGGTGAAGCGCCCGACGATGAAGAAGGGCAAGGGCCACCACGGCCGGGCCGCCCGCCTCGTCACCGGCAAGCGCTACCTGCTGGTGACGGCGGCGAACTACTCGGTCCCGGTCCAGGTCGTCGGCACGATTCCGAACGGCGGCGGCCGGTTTATCCTGCTCCGGACCACCCGTTGACCCCCGCACCCCCTCCACCCCCAGGGAGGCCCGCTTGCCCGCTCCGCCGTCGACCGCGTGGGACCATGCGACCCAGATCGTGAACCGGCTCAACGAGACCCGCTGCCGCCCGGGCTGCACGGCGGCGACGCACCACCGCGAGTGCCCGCGGGTGCTGGTCGCCCTCCAGGCCCTCCTGCGTCTGGCGCCCTGGGCGCCGCTCGGACGCCCCGCCGCGAATCCGTCTTGACATGCTGACAACAGCATGCGATGATGGGTTCGTAGGGAGGGGCAGCCGGCGCCGCCAAGCCGCGCAGCAAGGAGAACCACCATGAAGAAGAAACTGACGGCGACCCTCCCGGACGGCACGACTGCGACGCGCACGACGGACCACGACTACACGCACATCCTGGCCGCCCTCCGAGTCGCCCGGTGCATCTGGGTCAAGACCGAGACGGACCTCCACCAGGAGCGCCGGGAACTGGCGCAGCCCACCTGGGAGACCCTGTCCTGGCACGGCCGCGAGGACCTGGCCGCCAAGAAGGCCAGCACGACGGCAGCCAACCAGTACACCGGCCCCCTCTACGGCGACTACCGCATCATCCCGGTGAACGCATGAGCCGCCGGGGGCCGCTGACCCTGGGCCGCGGCCCCGCCGAACTGACGGCCAGCGACCTCCAGGACGCCGCCCGGGCCCTGTTCCTGACCGTCACGCCGGCGGCGCTGGTTGACGAGTCGGGCGAGCTACTCTACCTGGCGCGCGTCGCCGCGGCGGTGCCATGCGTCGCGCCGCTGGCCGGCGCCTGCGGGGAAATCTACCAGCCCTGCGACGGGTGCCGCGCCCGCGCCCTCCTGGCGCGCCTGGGCGCATGACGGCGCCGGCGCCCTGGGTGCGCTGTCGCTGCGGCGACTACTGGTGCCGCTGGCACCAGGCGCACGTCCACGACTGCCCGTGCCCGCCCGTCGAGGAGTGGGCCACGTCACCCTATGCGCTTGACACGCCGACAACAACGGCGCATAGTGAGGACGTAGACAGGCAGCCGGCGCCACGAAGCCGCGCAGCAAGGAGCGACACCCCATGAACACCGACACGACCTACAGCACGACGGCCGCCGGCCACCCGGTGGTCTGCTCATGGTGCGAGGCCATCATCTCCTACGGCTCGGTCGCCAACTCGCACGGCATCTGCGAGCCCTGCGCGACGGCGGCCCTCCGCGCGGCGAAGGCGGGCCGGTAGCATGGGCGCCCCGGTGAACCTCTGCGAGACGCACGGCGTATGCGGTATCGACAAGCGCAAGAAGGCCTGTCTCCCTCATTGCATCGTCCTGCGGTCGAATCGTTGTCAGGCGCGGATCGCGGAGCCCGGTGGGTGGGGTTTTCGACAATGCGCTCGGGCGCCACTAGGAACCGGCTACTGCCGCCAGCACGCAGCGGGGGAACTGGTCCCCGGAAAGCCGCGGCTGTGACCCGCCGCCGCTACTGCGGGGCCTGTCGCCGGATCGCCCGGAAGAAGCTCCCGGTCCAGCACGCCGTCTGCAGCGTCTGCGCCGTCGACACCTGCGCGCACCTGACCCGCTACAGCAACCCGCGGGTCATCTGCGGGTCCTGCGCGGCCGTCCGCTGAGGCCGCCCCCTTGACACGCTGACAACAAGGGCGCAGAGTGGATTCGTAGACGAGGGGCAGCCGGCGCCCACAAGCCGCGCAGACAAGGAGCACCATCATGGCCCATAAACTCAGCAGCAAGGACGGCCGCATCGAGATGGCCTACGCCGGCGAGACCCCCTGGCACGGCCTCGGCACCCAGGTCGGCGGCCTCCAGACCGCGGGCGACATGCTAGAGAAGGCCGGCCTCCTCTGGACCGTCTCCCAGCAACCCATCTTCCTCGCCGGGTCGCCGGCGCCCATCCCCGGCTTCAAGGCCCTCCGCCGCGACGACAAGGACCTCACCTTCGCGGTCACGTCGGAGCGGTATCACCCCATCCAGAACGCCCAGGCCGGGGAGGTCATGGACGCCCTGATCGGCGCGGGCGCCAACGTCGAGGTCGCCGGGGCCCTGGACGAGGGGCAGCGGTGCTGGATGCTGGCGCGCCTCCCGGAGACCTTCGAGGTCGTCAAGGGCGACGTTATCTCCGAGTTCATGCTGCTGGCCTGGGGCCACGACGGCTACCATGGCCTCGCCGGCAAGCTGACGCCGGTCCGCGTTGTGTGCAACAACACGCTTTCTGTCGCCCTCGGGGCGAACTGGAAGGCGGCCGCCGACATCTACATCCGCCACACGACGAACGCCAAGCTCAGGATCGACGAGGCCCTCACGGCCCTGGGCCTCGCCAAGAAGCAGAGCCAGTCGACGGCCGACGCCTACCGCGCGCTGGCCGCCACGCCGCTGACGCACACGGGCGCCCTCGCCTACTTCGCGGGGGTCTTCCCGAGCCCCGCCGTCGAGGGCACCCTGGTCGAGGACGAGAAGCTGGCCCGCTGGGAGGCCCACCAGGCGGCGGTCCTGGCCCTCTACGACGGCGCCGGGCAGGGCAGCGAGATCGCGGGCGTCGCGGGCACCGTCTGGGGCGCGTTCAATGCAGTGACCGAATGGACAGACCACGTCTACCCTGTCCTCAAGTCGGGCGAGGTTTCCGCTCGGCGGCAGCAGTCGGTGCTGTTCGGCGGCTACGCCGACACGAAGGCGCGGGCGCTGACGGCGGGCCTGGAACTGGCGGGCGCCCGCTAGGCGGATTCCGGGGGCGGCCCGCGCCGCCCCTTGACACGCTGACAACAACGGCGCATGATGAGGTCGTAGGCGAGAGGGAGCCGCCCCCGACAAGGCGCGCAGCAAGGGGAGACACCATGAAGTCAATCATCCTCGCAGAGCTAAGCCACCCCGACACCGTCAACGTCGGCATCACGGCGGTCGTCGCGCAGATCGAGGCGGGGTTCTCGGTCACGGTCCGGGACGACCAGGCCGGCCAGTTCGTCGGCAGCGCGATCATCTACCCCTCCCTGGAGCGTGCGCTGGCCTACGCCCGCACGATCCAAGGCGCATGAGCCGCCCCGGCCTGACCTTCGCCTTCACCTGCCCCCTCTGCGCGAGCGAGCCCGAGGTGACGGGCACCCTGGAGCCGACGCCCCGGGGCCGCTGGGACGGGGAGGTCCCGAGCAGCCCCATCGTCGAGACGCTGGTCGGCTGCGCCCACGCCGAGGCCTTCCAGGCCGGCAAGCTCCGCGGCGACGGCGGCCGCGCCATGACCCAGGCCGTGGACCGGGCCGTCATCGAGGCCTGCGAGGCGGCCTGGGAGGACAGCCAGGACGCGGCCTACGACACGCTGGAGGAGAAGTGGGAGAGCGAGCGATGAGCCGCCGCCCGCCGCCGCCACCGCGCATCACGACGACCGTCACCTTCGCCTGCCCGCTCTGCCTGCCGTCCGCCACCGGGCGGCCCACGATGCTGACGGCGACCTTCGACGCCGAGGGCAACCTCCGCACGGTCACGGGCCCCTGCGCCCACGCCCACGCCTACGGCCTGCTCACGCAGCCCGAGGCCGAGGCCGCCGCGCTGGAGTCGGCCGCCATCCGGGCGGCGATGATGGCGCTCGACGCGGCCCGCGCCGCCCGCACCCCGGAGGCCCAGGCTGCCTACCAGGACGGCGTGGTCGACGGGCGGAGCGGTCAGGACCATCGCCGCACCTACCCATGGGCGCTGGAGCAGCACTACGTGGCCGGGCTCGATGCGGGCCGCCTGGAGCCGCGGCCATGACCCGCGCCCGCGCCGAGGCCGTCATGGCGAGCCTGGCCGTCTACGCCAAGCTGGAGCGGAAGAACACCGACGAGGCCGGATGGGTCGCCGTCAAGTACTCGACGAGCCGCGGGCGCGCCGCCCGCATGATCCGGGAGGCCCAGTCGGCCCTCGGCCTGGGCGTCTACGAGCCCTGGGAGCTTCGGGTGCCCGGCCTCAGCATCGGGTACGTGCAGCGCACGAACGCGCGCGAGCACCTGGTCCCGGCCGAACCCTACGCGCACGCCCTGTGCGGTGTCCATGTGAGCGGCATCAAGGACGTGACCGGGGACCCCGAGCGCCTGTGCGACAAGTGCTTCAAGGCCTGGTCCGAGGCCCGCGCGATGGCCGGCGAGGGCGCGACCGGGAACTTCCTCTGGCAGCGCGTCCGGGAGGGCGACTGATGGCGCGTCCACTCAAGGTCTACGGCTGGCAAAGCTACCGCAGCGCGGGCCAGACGCGCGAGATTGTCGCCGCCCGCTCCCAGGCCGAGGCGGCACGCTGCGCGGGGGTCAAGTCGTCCCGGCAACTGTTCTGCCTCGGCGAAACCGGCAACAAGGGCGAGATCGCGACGGCCACGGCCAAGCCGGGCGTCGTGTTCTGGCGCCGCCTCGACCACCGCACCGACCTGTGGACGGCGGCACGCTGATGGCCCGCACCTACTACGCGGCGGACGACCACGGGAACCCCTTCCAGGCGCCGGGCCGGCCGCCCCGCCGCCCTCGCCTGACGCCGCAGGAGCGCGAACTCCTGGCCCGCGCCGCCCGCTTCGTCCTGGCCGGCGAGTGGCCCTGGGACGGCGACGACCCGGACGAGCAGGCGGTCCTGGCGCGGGCGGCCGACAAGATCGAGGGCGATTGACAGGGCGACAACAGACGCCGTAGAGTGGCGGCATGGACGCGGAGCCCGTCGCCGCCTCGGACGCGGCCCCCGCCCGCCGGCAGGGTCCCCGCGGGCCGCTGATCGTGCGGTCCCCCATCAAGGGGTATCAGATCGCCTGCGCGACGCCCGAGGAGGCCGAGCGCGTCGCCGCCTGGGCCGCCTGGGTGCGGGGCCGTCGGGCGGTGCGCCGCGTCGACACCCCCGAGTAGCATCCCTGTCGCAGGACGGGTAGGTTTGTCAGAGGAGGAACCAATGGTTACCAGCGCGACAAAGTCTCTCTCCCGGGGCCGCAAGGTGCCGCCCGAGGAGCCCGTCTACCAGGTCGACGGCGTGCCCTGCATCACGGCGTCGGCGGCCGCCCGCGCCCACGGCGTCTCGCGCCAGGCCGCCCGCTACGCCACGGTCCGCGGCGCCCTGAAGTTCCGCATGCTGGGCGACCGCATCATGATTCCGCTAGCCACACTCTGGGAGTGGAAGCCTGACTACCGGCAGCCGAGCCAGCACCCGAAGGCCGGCGGCGCCCCCCGGGCGGGCCAGCGCCGGGCCCGACGCCCCGCGGGGAAGGCGCGCCCGCCGAAGGTTCGCGCTTGACACGCTGACAAGAGCGGCGCATAGTCAGGACATCGACAGGCAGCCGGCGCCGCCAAGCCGCGCAGCAAGGAGCTACAACATGACCACGAATCGCATCCCCGAACAGGACGCCGGCACCTTCCACATCCTCTGCCGCGTCAGCGGCGGCGTCACCGGCACCCGCGAGGCCCTCCTGAAAGAGGCCGGGCGCGTCAGCGTCTACACGTCGCGCAAGGCCGCCCAGAACCACGCCGATAGCCTGAACGCGATCAACCGCCGGTCGTTCGCCACCTTCTCCTACCGCGTCATCGAGGCGGGCGCATGAGCGCCCCCGCAACCCCCGCGGAGGTCCGGGTCCAACTGTCGGGCGAAGATGGAAACGTTTTCAGTATTGTGGGCCGTGTCACCAAGGCCCTCCGTCGGGCCGGCTTCGCGCAGGCGGCCGACGAGTACGGGCGGGCCGCGCTGGCCTGCGACAGCTACGACGCCGTCCTCCGCCTGACGATGGCGACGGTGGACGTGCAATGACCGGAGACGACCGTTGACGCCCGGGAGCCCGGTGCGCGATAACAGGGCGCGCGTCGCCGCCGACGACCTGGTGGGCCATCGGTTCCTGGACACCATCGAGCGGCGGATTGACTACCTCGCCGCCCGGGTGCGGGACGGGCTGGAGCGGCCGCATGCGATGCAGCGGTCCCGGGCGGAACTCAAGGCCCTCCGCTGGGCCGTCAAGATGCTGAGCGAGGCCACCGTCCAGCGGCGCCTGCGGGCGCTCGGGATGGGGCAGGACGACGAGCGATGACCCGCGGGGCGGCCCAGGAGGCGGCGCGGAGCGCCGCGCTAGAGCGGCGCCTGGCCGCGGACCTCGCGGCCTCGCAGGACGAGGCGCGCCGGCTGCTGACGCGGGCCATCCTGCTGCGGGACGCCCTCCGCCAGGTGCGGAGCGGCGAGTTCACGGACATAGTCGAGGCGACGCTGCGGCGCGACGGGGTCGTGCTGCGGGCGGGGGAGGAGGCGAGAATCGGCGACGACGCGCTGGCCACGGACGACGCTACTTCACCTGATGGGAAAGGGAAAGGGAGCACATGAGACGAGCAGCACTGGTTGGGATGCTGGCACTACTGGTCGGCCTGGCGGGGGCGGCCCCGGCGGCCGCGGTGAACCTCCCGGAGTGCGGGGGCCACTTCATCCTGGTGGGCACGAACGACATCGACTTCGAGAATGGCCCGGTGAACCTGACGGGCAACATCCTGCTCACCAACCCGACGGGCGAGGTGCACGTCGGCGCGAAGAACATCATCAAGGGCACGATCACGGCCAACCAGATCTTCCTCGGGACGGGGGCCGTCGTCGACAAGTGCGTGGCGAACAAGATCATCTTCGCGGGCGGGACCTGCCTGGACCAGACCCAGGTCGGCCCCGGGAACTTCGCGCCGTCGGCGGCCTGCCTGGCCTCCATCCCGACGGTCAACGTCGTCGACAACTGTGTCAAGACGGCGGCCAACGTCACCGTGGCCGCGGGGGCCACGCTGAGCCTCGCGCCCGGCTGCTACGGCATCGTCCGCGTCAACGCGGGCGGGACCCTGATCCTGACGGCGGGCGGGACCTACAACGTCCGCGAAGTCCGCGTGCTGCACGACGGCACCATTGAGACCGACAGCGCGGGCGTGCGGGCCAACGTCAACGTACTCGGCCAGGTCAACACCGAACCGACCAACGCGACCCTCCGCGACCTGTTCATCCAGACGCCCTCCGGGCCCGGCAACAACGTGCATATCGGGCAGGCGGGCACCCTCGACAACGTGGTCATCTTCTCGATGGCCGGCGAAATCCACCCCCACACGGGCCTGGCGATCACGGGCGACACCGAACTGGTGGCGCGCCGCCTGAGCATCGAGCCCGTCCGCAACGAGCCGCCGCCGGTGGTCCTGCCCTGCGTCTGCCCCCTCGGGACGCACCTGAACACGCCGGCGCTCTGCATCCCCGACTAGGCCGCTAACCTCTGACCCGGGGGCGGGCTTGGCCGCAACATGCGGGTCAGGCCCGCCCTCTGCCGTAGAATCGGAGGGCGCCATGCCAATCACCCCGCGCCTCGCCTTTGCCCCGGTCCCGCCGACGCCGCGCCCCGCTCCAGATGACGACCGCGACGACGACCACGAGGACGACGACGAGGATGAGGACGACGACGAGGAGGCCGCCGCATGACCCCGGCCGCGCGCGCCCGGCTCCGCGCGCGCCAGCGCCGCGTGCTGATCTTCCTCCAGGCGTGCGGCCTGCTCGGCGCGTCGTCGACGCTGACCGACATCGCCCTGAGTTGGGGCCTGGGCGGGCGCCGGGGGCGGCCCTGCCCCGGGCATCGCCGCCACTTCTTCACCGTCTACGGCGCCGTCGGCACGCGGAGCCCGACGTGCGTCCGCTGCGGCGCGCCGCGGCCGGCCAACCATCGCGCCGATGTGATCGTGCGGCAGGTGGCCGCGCAGTGGCGGGCCCGGCACCTGGAGTCGAAGAGCATGCCGCGCGCCTTCGCGGGGCCCCGCTGACATGAGCACGGAGGGCCTCGGCACCCCGCGCGTGGAATACATGGACCTGGCCGCCATCGTCCGGGCCCCGCTGGACCTCCGCTGGCTGGCCGGGTTCTTCGACGGGGACGGCTCCGTCGGTATCTACCGGCGGAAGGCCCACTCGACGGACCGGACGCACCCCGAGGAGTTCTTCATCTCAGCGGCGTTCACGCAACGGGACCCGGCGATCCTCCATGAGATTCGGGCGAGGTTCGGCGGTGGCCATCTGACCTTCCGAAGCTCGGCCTACAAGGGCCACGCGAAGGCAGGGAGCGGAGCCTGGAACCTCATCTACACGCATGGCCAAGCCCTCGTGGTGTTGGAGGCCATCCGCGAGCATGTGCGGATCAAGCGAGCCGAGGTCGAGCAGGCCGTCGCGTTTCAGCGCCGCAAGGCCGGGCGAGGTGTCCCCACCAGTGCGGACGCCCGGGCGCGACAGCGCCAAGACTACGAAGCGTCGAAGGCCCTCAAGTTGGAGCGCCGAGCCCGTGCCTGACCAGCAGCCGAGAGTCGAATACATGGACCTGGGCACGATAGTCCGGGCGCCCAGGAACCCGAAGTCCCATGACATCTCGGCCCTGTCGGCCTCCCTGGACCGCTTCGGCTTCGTCGCCCCGCTCCTGGTGAACGAGCGCACGGGCCGGCTGGTCGCCGGCGGCGGGCGCCTGGACGCCCTCCAGCAGCGCAAGGCCAGCGGCGGGGCCCCGCCTGCGCGCATCCGGGTCGAGGGTGACGCCTGGCTCGTCCCGGTCCTGCGCGGCGTCAGCTTCGCCACCGACGCCGAGGCCGAGGCCTACCTGGTGGCGGACAACCGCCTGGTCGAGTTGGGCGGGTGGGATGCGGCCGGCCTCGGGGCGCTGCTGTCGGACCTGGCCGCCCAGGACGCCCTGCCAGGCACCGGCTACGAGCAGGACGACGTGGACGCGCTGCTGCGCGACCTCGGGCACAGCGCCAACGGGACGGAGGACCCGGGCGTCGACCTCGACCGCGCCGGGGAGTTGCAGGCCAAGTGGCGCACCGAGCCCGGGCAACTGTGGACCGTGGGTCGCCATCGCGTGCTGTGCGGTGACGCCACCCAGGCAGCCGATGTCGCCCGCCTGATGGACGGCGCGCGCGGCGCTCTGCTCGCCACGGACCCGCCCTACAACGTCGGCAAGGACTACGGCGGCGGCACGACGGGCGACGACAAGGACGTGCGCGCCTACGAGGCGTTCACGCGGGCCTGGTTCGGCCAGTGGCAGGGCGTGACGGCCCGACAGATCGTCACCCCTGGCTGCGTCAACCTAGCCTCCTGGCTGCGCTGGTTCGACCCCTACCATGTCGCGCCGTGGACCAAGACCAACGCGATGACAAACGGCAAGGTGTCGCGCTGGTGGTGCTGGGAGCCGGTGCTGTTCTTCGGCGAGGGGTGGCTGCGAGGAAGGGCCAACGACGTGTTCGACCACCCGGTGCCGCCGCAACGCGCGGAAGGCATGGGGTCGCTGAGCCCGTACCACCCGTGCCCGAAGCCGCTGCAAATGTGGGCCGACCTCTTCGACAGCTACAGCGCTGTCGGCGACGTGGTCGCGGACGCCTTCAGCGGGAGCGGCACGGCGCTGGTGGCGGCCGAGCAGTCGGGCCGCCGCTGCTATGGCCTGGAGATCGAGCCCAGGTATGTCGCCGTGATCCTGGAGCGGCTGCAGGGCCTCGGCCTCACGCCGGCGCTGGCATGACGACGAGCGCGCCGCGTGTGGAGTACATGGACCTGGCGGCCATCGTGCGCGCGCCGCGGAACCCTAAGGCTCACGACCTCGCCGCGCTCGGGGCCTCCCTCGACCGCTTCGGCTTCGTGGCGCCCTTGCTGGTCAACGAGCGCACCGGGCGGCTGGTAGCGGGGGGTGGCCGGCTAGACGCCCTGCAGCAGCGCAAGGCCGCGGGCGGGCCGGCGCCAGCGCGCATCCGGGTGGAAGGAGATGCCTGGCTCGTGCCCGTGCTGCGGGGCGTCAGCTTCGAGACGGATGCCGATGCCGAGGCCTACCTCATCGCCGACAACCGGCTCAGCGAGGTGGGCGGCTGGGACGACGCAGGCCTGGCCGCCATGCTCGCCGACCTCGCCGCGCAGGACGGGCTGGCCGGCACCGGCTACGACCAGGACGACATCGACGACCTGCTGCGCGGGCTCGCCCCGGAGGAGACCGTCGAGGACGACCCCGGCCCGTTGCTGGAGCAGGCGGAGGTCCTGCAGCGCAAGTGGAACACGGCGCGCGGGCAGACGTGGGTCATCGGCGCGCATCGCCTGCGCTGCGGGGATGCCACGAGCGCCGAGGAGGTGGCCGCCCTGATGGGCGACGAGCGCGCGGGCCTGATGAACACCGACCCGCCCTACGGCGTGGACTACGGCAACATCGCCAACTCGCGGCGTCGCGGCAACGCCAAGCGCACGGGCGACGCGGCGGGCGTGACGGACTACAGCCGGCGGCCCAGCGAGCAGATGCAGAACGACGAGGTGGACGGCCCTCGCCTGCAGGCGTTCCTGGAGGCCGTCATCCGCACCGCCGTGCCGGTGCTGTGCCCCAACCCGGCCTTCTACCTCTGGCACCCGATGCTCACGCAGGGCACCTTCTTCGCCGCCGCCGCCGCCGCTGCCGACATCCTGATCCACCGGCAGATCATCTGGGTGAAGCCGTCGCTGATCATGGGCCGCGGCGACTACCACTGGCGCCACGAACTGTGCTTCTACGGGTGGATTCGCGGCCGGCGCTGCGTGTGGCTGCGCGGCCGGGACCAGGACACGGTGTGGGAGATGGGCCGCGAGCGCGATGGGGCGCACCCGACGCAGAAACCCGTCGCCCTGTTCGCCCAGCCGATCCTGAACCACCTGCGCCCGGGGGAACTGGCCTACGAGCCCATGGCGGGGAGCGGGTCGCAGTTCGTCGCCGCCCAGCAGTTGGGCCGCCGGTGTTACGGCTTGGAGATCGAGCCGCGCTACGTGGCGGTGGTGCTGGAGCGCCTGGCCGGCATGGGCCTGACCCCGACCCTGGCATGAGGGGCCGCCGGTGCAGACGACGCCCGGGCGACGGGGGGCGCGACGACGGCGCCGGTCGAGTGCCGCGGCCTCCTCGCAGCGCCCCGGGCGGGTCGTGCCCGGCGCCCGCCGTCCGCCGCCGCCGCGCGCCAAGGACGCCCCGGACAAGCGGCCATGACTGACCGACTGAACGCCAGGCGTGGGGGGCCCGGACGGTGAAGGCCTTTTGGCTCGTCACGGGCGGCGTCGGCGTCGTCTGCCTGGTGGTCTCGGCCTGGACCGACCGGGAGGAGGACCCCTGGGGCTGGGCCGCCCTCGTCTGCCTCGCCGCCGCCGCCTGCGGCCTCGTGGACGCCTATGGATAGGCTCGCCCCCGTCTGGCGGGTCCAGGACGCCGAGGGGCGCGGGCCCTTCCGCCCCGGCTTCTCGCGCCGCTGGTCGGACGCCGAGGACGGCGACGCCCCGCCGCGCCCCCGTCCGTTCTGGGAGGAACTCGGCTGGTCGCTCGCCTCCGTCCCGCTCCGCGCCTTCCCGGGCGAGCACCTGGGGAGCGCCTGCCGATCGCTGGCCGGCCTGGCGTGGTGGCTCACCCCGACCGAGGCGACCCGCCTGGCCCGCTTCGGCTACCAGATCGTGACGCTCGTCCCGACCCGCATCGTCGGCGAGAGTGAGAGCCAGGTCGTCATCGCGCGCCTGACGCCCTTCCGGGAGGGCGCCCTCGTGGTGCCCTGGGCGGCCCTGGACGCCGCCCGGCCTCTGGTGGACACCCGTGGTTGAGGTTTCTCTGACGAGGGGCTACACGATGCTCCTGGACGACGACGCGCCCGCGATCCTGGCTGCCGCTGGCCTCGGGAAGGCCTGCGCCAGCGTGGTGCGCCGCCGGGACGGCAGTGTGGCCCGAGTGTACGCAGTCGCGCATGTGCGGACGGGGCGCCGTGGGGGCCCGATGGCCTGGGTGCATCGCGTGTTGCTAGAAGCCAAGCTCGGCCGACGGCTACGGCGGCGGGAGGACGTGGACCACCGCGAACACCGCGAGGCCGACATGGTGGTGGATAACCGGAGCGCCAATCTGCGCCTGGCCACCCGGAGCCAGAATCTCGCAGGGCGGCGCGACAGTCTCACCCGTGGCCGGGCGAGTCGGTTCTTGGGCGTCCGCCAGCGTGCGTCTGGCCGTTGGGAGGCGCGTCTCCAGACCCGCTCCGTCGGCACCTTCGCCACCGAGGCGGAGGCCGCGCGCGCCTACAACAGGGCGGCCCGTCGGCGCTTCGGTGACTACGCCCGGCTGAACGAGGTCCCCGATGGGTAGGCCAACCCGTTGCACGCCCGAGTTGGTGGAAAAGATTGTGCGCTACCTGCGCGCTGGGAACTTCCGGGAAATCGCCGCCCAGCGCGTGGGGTTAGACCCCACGACCATGTCGAAGTGGATGCATCGGAAGGGCGCGATATATGAGGCGTTTCGCCAAGCAGTGCTTGACGCAGAACTCGACGCCGAGATCCTCGCCGTCGGCCGGATGATGAAGTTCGGCGAGAAGGACGCCAAGGCGCTGCAGTGGTGGCTGGAGCGGCGGGCCACCGACCGCTGGGGCCGCAAGGACAAGACGGAGCTTTCCGGCTTCGTGGGCCAGCGCCCGGACCTGACGAAGCTGACCGACGACGAGCTAGCCGCCTGGGAGACGCTCTGGGCCAAGGTCGCCCCATGAGCCGCCCCGGCGCGACGCCACCCCCGCGGCCGAAGGCGCCCCCGCCCGGCCACGGCCGCTGCCCCGAGTGTCGGCGGGTGTTCCCGCTGACGGTGCCCTCCGCCCTGCTGCCGCCGCACACCGACCCGCGCCGCCCGGGCCGCCGCACCTGCGCCGGGGTCGGCAAGCTGGCCGCCCCCGAGGTCCCCTGAAAGGAGCCTGCCCATGCCGACCAAGCCGACGCGCCGGCAACCCCGCGCCGCCCGGTCCCACGCCCGGACGCGCCGCCGCAGCCCGGAGAAGCGGCGGATCACCGTCTACCGCAGTTCGAAGACCGGGCGCCTGGTGACGGCCGACTACGCCCGCCGCCACCCCGCGACGACGGAGCGCCAGCGGGTCCGCACCGACGAGCCCGCCCAGCGCCGGGTGCCGAGGACGGCATGAGCGACCCCGTCACCTGGCGGATGCAGATTGACGGCTTCGTGCGCTTCGTGCGCGACGTGGACGCGGACAGCATCCTCATCGAGGGGACTGGCCCGGTGCCGCGCGTGGAGCCGGTGGGGCCGCCCGTGGTGGTGCCGCCCCCGCCGCCGCCGCCCCCGCCCCCAACGGACGAGCCCTTCGCCTGGCCGCCCGAGCCGTCGGGCCTGAGCTATGACCCCGCGGAGCGGAACGTGGGCCTGGGCGGCGGGTTTTACGCTTCGGCGTCAGAGTTCGCCAACCCGCTCCCCGCCTCCAACCGCTTCGCCGGCCTGATGCCGCCGGCGCTGTTGGTGCCGATACGCGGGCAGATGGTGTACGTGGGCGGCTACCGCCTCTGGGCCCCGCGCGACGCCCCGGATGCCCTCGTCCGCCGCGTCCTCCTCACCGGGCTCCCATGACCCCCCGCCCCTCCGCCGCGAGGCCTGGTGCGTCGGCTGCGGGCGCCTGGGGCGGGAGCGGATGGACTCGATGCCCTGCCACCTGGGCCTGCCGACGGCGGCGATGCGCGTCTGCCCCGGCTGTCATGGCCGCGGGTGGCGCTTGGTGAGGCCAGAGGCCCGCGCATGAGCCGCCCGCCCGCCTGGTACGGTCCCCCGACGGCCGAGGAACTCCGCGCCGAGCGCCAGCGGCGCGCCGCCCTCCGTGCCGAGGGCGAGTCGCACGCCCAGCAGATGGCCCGCTGGCGCCGGGACCCGGTGGCGTTCACCGACGAGGCGTTCACCTGGCTCCGCGGCGAGGGCCAGACGGCCTACCAGCGCGACATCCTCCGCCACCTGGTGACGGCGCGCCGGGCCGCCGTCCGCGGGCCGCACGGGCCGGGGAAGGCCCAACCAGACGACCTTGACATTGACACGCCCGACGGACGGCGGCGCTTCGGCGACCTCCAGGTCGGGGACCGCGTGTTCGGGTCATCAGGCCAGCCGGTGCGCGTCATGGCGGTGTGGCCGTGGGGCGTGCGCCCGGTCTATCGCGTGACGTTCGACGACGGCGCCTCGACCCTCTGCTCAGCCGAGCACGAGTGGGCCGTCCAGCGTGGCACGTCCTCCGACTGGTCGGGGCGGCCTCCCCCGTGGCAGACGTTCACGACCGAGGCCCTCAGCGCCTCGGGAGTCACCCGCTCCAACGGGATCGGTCGCGCGCGTCGTTTTCATATCCCCGTCACAGGGTGGGACTATCCGCCCAGGTGGGTGCCCGTTGACCCCTATACCCTCGGCACCTGGCTGGGCGACGGGGGGCGACGCACGGGCTACATGCACGCGCGTGACAAGGAGATCCACCGGCAAATCGAGGCGGCGGGGTATGTCCTCCGGCCGGTGGCGGCGGGCGGCGTCTGGGTCCACGGGTTGCTGCCCGGGCTGCGGACCCTCGGGCTGTACGAGTGCGGCTCGCACACCAAGTTCATCCCCCGGGTCTACCTTGAAAACGCCCGCCCGCACCGCGAAGCGATGCTGCGCGGGCTCCTGGATACGGACGGCTGGGTCACGCGGGAGGGCCAACTCGTCTACAACTCGGTCAGTCCGGCGCTCGCGGACGGGGTCGCATGGCTCGCGCGGTCCCTCGGCGGGAAAGCCCGACGGAGCGAGACGCGCAACGCCTACGGGCCCGTCTACAACGTTCGGCTCACGATGCCGGCGGGCGACTGGGTCCTGGTCGAGCGGAAGCGGGAGCGGATGCGGTTCGTCTCGCAGAAGCGATACCTCCAACGATGGATCGCCGCCATCGCCCCCGCGGGCGCGGCCGCGCAGCGGTGCATCACCGTCGACGCGCCCGACGGCCTCTACCTCTGCAACGACGGCATCGTCACGCACAACACGGCGATGGCCGCGCAGGCCATCCTGTGGTTCGCCCTGACGCGCGAGGGCCTGGACTGGAAGTGCGTCTCGACGGCCTCCGTCTGGAGACAGTTGGAGCGCTACCTCTGGCCCGAGGTCCACAAGTGGGCCCGCCGCCTCCGCTGGGAGGTCATCGGCCGCGCGCCGTTCGACCGCCACCTGGAACTGACCGGCATGTCGCTCAAGCTGTCGGGCGGCGCCGCCTTCGCCGTGGCCAGCGACGAGCCGGCCCTGATCGAGGGGGCCCACGCCGACCACATGCTCTACATCTTCGACGAGGCGAAGACCATCCGCAGCGAGACCTTCGACGCCGCCGAGGGCGCGTTCAGCGGCGCCGGCCAGGACACCGGGCGCGAGGCCCTGGCGCTGATCATCTCGACCCCGGGCGAACCCCACGGGCGCTTCTACGACATCCACGCCCGCCGCGCCGGCTACGACGACTGGTGGACGCGCCACATCACGCGGGACGAGACCATCGCCTCGGGCCGCATGTCGGCGGAGTGGGCGCGGATGCGCGCCGAGCAGTGGGGCGCGACCTCCCCCGTCTACGCCAACCGCGTCCTGGGCGAGTTCGCGGCCAGCGAGACGGACGGCGTCGTCCCGCTGGCCTGGATCGAGGCGGCCAACGAGCGGTGGCACGCCTGGCGCGAGGGCGGCGGCGACCCCGACACGGGCGCCCTGACGGCGGTGGGGTGCGACGTGGGGGGCGAGGGCGAGCAGGCCGACCGGAGCGTCCTGGCCCTGCGCGCGGGCGACGTGCTGGCCGCCCTCCGCCGCCTGCCCCGCCGCGACACGATGGTGACGGCGGGGGCGCTCCTGGGCGTCCTCCGCGCCCGCGGCGGCCGGGGCATCGTCGACAGCACGGGCATCGGCGCGGGCGTGTTCCACCGCGTCCGCGAGCAGATCGCCGAGGACTACGCGCTGGCCCGCTCGGCCTCCGTCGTCGCCTTCACGGCGTCGGCGAAGTGCGAGGCTCTGGACCGCTCTGGAGAGTTGGGCTTCGCCAACCTCCGCTCCGCCGCCTGGTGGGGCCTGCGCGAGCGCCTGGACCCCGCGTTTGGTCCTACGGTCGCGCTGCCCCCGGATGATAGGCTAACCGGGGACCTGACCGCGCCCCGCTGGCGGGTCATGTCGGGCGGCAAGATTCAGGTGGAGAGCAAGGACGACGTGATCAAGCGCATCAAGCGAGAGACCGGCGAGGAGCGCTCCACCGACGACGGCGACGCGGTCGTCCAGGCCTTCGCCGCCGAACTGCTCCGCGGCCCCGACACGACCGGCTTCCCGGTCGCCCTCCTGCGCGACAACTGGCGGGGCAGCATCTAGTGCGGCCCCGGCGCCCGGCGTGATCGTGACGCCGAACGAGTATTTGGAGGCCCGCGAGCCGGCCTGGCTCGACGACGAGGTGCTCGGGCGCGTGCGCTACGACCCCGAGCGGCGCGTCGTCACCGTCAGCACGGCGGCCGTCCGCGTCCTGGTCCGCCTGGCCGAGTACCGGGACCGGCACGTCGGCCATGCCGTCTAGCACGAACGGCGGGCCGCTGCCCCCGGGCGTCGTCGTGCCCGCCGACCCGACGCCGGGCGTCGTCTCGGGCTACGCCCCGACCAACCCGTTCATCGAGCTAGGCTCCACCGGCCTCAAGCGCTACTCGGGCTACGTCGTCGAGGAGTTCCTGCGCGTCCTCCAGGGGCGCCAGGCCGCGGTCGTCTACCGCGAGATGCGGGAGAACGACGCCGTGGTCAACGCGATGCTGTTCGCCATCGAGTACCTCGTGCGCCAGGTGACGTGGCGGGTCGACGCGGCCAGCGCCGACGTGGGCGACCAGTTGCGCGCGCAGTTCGTGAACTCGTGCCTGGACGATATGAATATCACGTGGGCGGACCTCATCGCCGAGGTGCTGTCGATGCTGCCCTACGGCTGGCACTGGGCGGAGATCGTCTACAAGCGCCGCCTGGCCGAGGACCCGGACCCGACGCGCCGCAGCCGCTACGGCGACGGCCGCATCGGCTGGCGCAAGATCAGCACGCGCGCCCAGGACTCGCTGCTGCACTGGGAGTTCGACGAGGAGGGCGGCGTCCAGGCGATGGTGCAACTGGCCCCGCCGAAGTTCCAGATCGTCACGCTGCCCGTCGAGAAGTCGCTGCTGTTCCGCCCCACGTCGTGGAAGGGCAACCCGGAGGGCCGCAGCATCCTGCGCGGCGCCTACCGCTCGTGGTTCCTGGCGAAGCGCGTCCAGGAGTACGAGGCCATCGGCCTGGAGCGCGACCTGGCCGGCTACCCCGTGGCCCAAATCAAGACGGACCCGACGACCGGCAAGGCCCTCGGCCCCGACATCTGGACCGGGACGCCCGACGCCAACGCGCTCAAGGACAAGATCGAGACGTTCGTCCGCTCGGTGCGCCGCGACGAGCAGGAGGGGGCGGTCCTGCCGCACTGGCTGGAGTTCTCCCTGCTGTCGACGGGCTCGCGCCGGCAGTACGACACGACCGAGATCATCGGCCGCTACGAGCAGCGCATCGCCATGACCGTCCTGGCCGACTTCATCCTCGTCGGCCACGAGGGCACGGGGTCGTTCTCGCTGCACGAGAACAAGGCCCGCCTGTTCGGCCTGGCCCTGGCGTCGTTCCTGGACACCATCGCCGAGGTGTTCAACCGCCACGCCATCCCGCGCCTGATGGCGCTCAACGGGTGGGGCTCCGAGCGGATGCCGAAGCTGGCCCACGGCGCCATCGACACCCCGAACCTGTCGGAACTGGGCGCCTTCATCGGCCAACTGTCCGGGGCCGGGATGGAATTATTCCCCGAGCCCGAGCTAGAGGCGGCGCTGATGGCCGCGGCGAAGCTGCCGACGCGGGACAAGGGCGAGATCGCCAAGGCCGCGGGGCCCGCGCCGGCCTGGGCCTACCACGCGGAGCGGCGGGAGTTCGTGCGGGCCGTCCGCGAACTGCGCCAGGCCGTCGCCGCGTCGGTCGTCGTCCGCAAGGAGGGCAACCCGAACCACGACGCCAGCACCGGGGAGTTTTCCTCCGGGAGCGGGGGCGGAGCCGGCGCGATCATCGGTACGCATGGGACGAGTAGCGCCAACCTTGCGTCGATTCTCTCGACCGGGCTCAAGGGTGATAAGGCGGGGCAGGCGTGGCCTGGTACGGAGACGGGGCACGTATTCCTCGCGCACGATCATCAGACCGCTGTCGCGTTCGCTACGTACGCGGCGCAGCACTCGGCCGAGAACGCGACAGCGGTTGTCTTGGAAGTGCATGTCCCCGCGTCGGAGAAACACCGAATCGTAGAGGACCCAGCACAGACCGGGAAGCGGACGGCGCTGAAGATCAAGGGCGACATCCCGCCAGAGTGGATCAAGCGGGCCTGGGTAGCGGATGCGGCGTTCGTTCCGTCCGAGTCACCGATTGGGAACGTGCGTTGGAAGGAGGTTAAGGTTGGCAAGGCCGACGGCGACAGGCCGATTTATGTGGCGCTGGCGGTACCATCGTCGCCCAGGCCCACGAGTTCGATGCCAGTAAGTGAGTGAAGAAAGAAGCCCGGGTCGGATGATGCCCGTGGCAACTCCTCGCGTGAGCCTGGCGCCGCTGCTGGCGGCGCTGGACCGCTTCCTCGACCTCGCGGACGCGCACCTGGCGAAGGCCGACAACCCCGCCCTCGTGGCCGCCCTGGAGCGGGCCGCGCAGCGGGCGGAGCGCGACGTGGCCGCCACCTACCAGGCCGCCGTGACGCAACTGCGCGAGCAGTTCTCCGAGCAGCGCGTGCGCGCCTGGCTCGACTCCCCGGAGGCCGACCTGACGGACGCCCAGGTGGACGACCTGCCGTGGCAGGAGCATGAGCGGGCGCTGCTGGCCGGCCTGGTCGTGGCCCTGGGCGCGGCCTTCCTGACGGCCCTCCGCGCCGGCGCCCGGCACGACGGCGGGCCCGACGGGACCGAGGCGGCCGACCTGGCCATCGTCCGCGCCGCCGCCGCGGACTGGGCCGAGCGGCGCGCGGCCGCCGCGGTGGCCGAGGTGACGGCGGGCACGCGCGCGGCCATCCGCGCCGTGATCGCGGGCAGCATCCGCGCCGGCCTGTCCGTCGAGGAGACGGCGGCCGAACTCCGGACGATGGTCGGCCTGACGGAGGCCCAGGCGGCGGCGCTGCAGGCCGAGCGCACGCGCCTCCTGGCGGACGGTCGCCTGTCGCGCCCGCAGATTCGCGCGGCCCTGGCCGTCTACGGCGAGGAACTCCGGGCCGCCCGGACGCTGACCATTGCCGCGACGGAGACGTGGGCGGCGGCGCAGGCCGGCCTGGTGGAGGGGTGGGCGGTCCTGGACGCCCTCGACCTGCTGCCGCCCGACCACGTCCAGGTCTGGCGCATCCAGGACGCGAGCGCCTGCGAGCGGTGCCGGGAACTGGACGGCGAGACGCGCCCCATCGGCCAGGCGTTCCCTGAGGGCCCGCCGGCGCATCCGAACTGCCTACCGGGTGACGCGCTCGTAGCGCCCGGTTCGCGGATTGCGGCGACGAGTGCCCGCATCTACCAGGGCGATATGGTCATCCTCCGCACCGCCAGCGGTAAGCGTCTGGCCTGCACCCCGAACCATCCGATACTCACGCCGGGCGGCTGGGTCCAGGCGGGCCGCCTCCACGTAGGCAGCGACGTAATCAGCAGTCGCCTCCGTCAGTGGGGCCGCTCGTGTCACGACCACCACGAGGAGATGCCAGCCCGCATTGAGGATGTGGCGCGTGCGCTCCGCTTGGCGCGCGTAGCGCCGCCCACGCGTGTGCCAGTTGCCGCCGAAGACTTCCACGGCGACGGGGCCGGCTCCCAGGTCGCAGTTATATGGGCCGATGGCTCGCTGCGGGGTCACGACGACGCCTCGCTGCTGGAGCATCCCCGCGAGGCGCGCCTCCTCCGCGCTTCCGAACTGTGCCCGAGCCTCCCGAGTCGCCGCGAGTCGCAGTTTGGTCGCCAGCGGGACCGTGCGCCCTGTGGCCGCGGCGTGCGCTGCGCGGACCTGGCGCTGGCGTTGCGCGGGGGTCATGCCTTGCCACTTGAGCCGCTCCGCCTCGCTCTGGGAGCGCCGCGGTATCCCGTGGGCGGCCAGCCGTCGGGCGATGACGCTGCGCGAGACGCCGAGGCGCTGGGCGAGCGCATTCTCCGAGAGGCCACCGACGTAGAGCCGGATCGCGTTCGCATGGTCGAGGCGTATGCGTTCCATGGGCCGGTCTACAACCTCCAGACGGGGGATGGGTTCTACATGGCCGGTGGCATTATCACCCAGAACTGCCGGTGCTCGCTGGTGCTGGAGCCGCGGGCCAGAGCCGAGTGAATCGAGCGCTGAATGAACGCGCCCGCTTCGTACGCGCCGCAGCGTAGACTCAGACGCATGACAGACCCGGTGGCGGCGGCAGAGGCCGAGGCGGACGTGCGGGGCGGCGCGGTGACCCTGCCCGCAGCCAACGCCCTCCGCCCGTCGCTGGCCTGGGCGGCCGGCCTCGCCGGCACGGTGACCCGCGTGAGCGGGCGCGGGCGGCGGGTCCGGGTCGTCGACGCGACGGGGCGCCCCCGGAGCGTGACGGTGCCCCGGTCGGCCCTGGAGTAGCGCGCCAGTGCGGTCCGACGCCGTCGAGGTGGGCAGCACGTTTGGCCGGCTGACTGTTGTCGGCGCCGGTCCGACGCGGCCGCATTATCTCAAGACGTGGCAGGTGCGGTGCGCCTGCGGGAACGAGCGCATCGTCGACCAGGGCAACCTCAAAAGCGGCCACACAACCTCGTGCGGCTGCGCCAGCCTGGAGTTGACCCGAGAACGCTCGCTCCGCTACGGAGGGAGCCGCCTCCCGGAGTACCTGGCCCACCAGAATATGATCCGACGGTGTCGCCCAGACCATCCGCAGGCGAAAGACTACGCCGGACGCGGGATTGCCGTGGCGCCAGCCATGCTCAACTTCGAGACGTTCTTCGCCCACGTCGGCCCGCGCCCCTCCCCGGCTCATACGCTTGACCGCGTCGACAATGGCCGGGGGTACGAGGCGGGGAACCTTCGCTGGGCAACACGGGCAGAGCAGGCTCGAAACCGGCGGCGCCCCATGCGGCAGGACGCCCTGGAGTAGCACGAGGAGTAGTAGTCCACTCTCTAGAGTGTGGTAGCGTGCTGTCAGATCACATGCCAACTCCAGTCTCCGTAGCCTGGGAACTCGACGTAGTGTTCAAATCCGCATCGCCTCGTCGCGTCTGGGGGTGGGCCATTATCAGTCGCACCCGTGACGGGAAGGTCTTCGTTGACAAGCAGGGCGACGTGACGGAACCCGAGGACATCGAGGAGGCCGCCTACGACTTCGTCCTCAAGGGCGTGGGCCTGGGCGGCGAGATGCACGAGGGCGTCGCCCAGTCGCGCCTGATCGAGTCGATGGCCTTCACCCCCGAGAAGATCAAGGCCCTCGGCATCCCCGACGGCGTCCTCCCGGTCGGCCACTTCGTGGGCTACGAGGTGCCCGAGGCGACCTACCAGCGGGTGGTGCGCGGGGACCGCCTGATGTTCAGCGTCGAGGGCGGGGCCGACGTGAAGATCGTGGAGATGCCCGAGGACGACGACCTGGCGCCGCTGACGCTCCGCTGCGAGGTAGCCTGATGCCCCAGCCGACCGTGGACGGCGTGCACGTCAATACCCTTCCGAAGGGCCCGCGCAAGGCGCGCCGCCTCACGAACCTCCGCTACCAGCGGATCGACCTCGTCGACCGGGGGGCCTCGATAGACTCCGCCACCGGCGAGGGCGCTCACGTTGTGCTGTTCAAGAGGGACGCCGCCATGACCGAGCCGACCCCTGTCGCCACGCCCGAGATGATCGCCAAGGTGTCCGGGTTCCGGGCCCTGTTCGACCAGACGATGGAGAAGCTCGGCGTCAAGAAGGCGGAGCCGTTCCCGCCCGAGGCGCCGAAGGCGGCCGCCGTCGAGACGCCCCCCGAGGCGCCGAAGGCCGACCCGCCCAAGGAGCCGAAGGACGACAAGGCGGTGCCCGCGACCGAGGGCGCCTGGCTCGCCGACGCGCTGGGCAAGCTGACGCAGATGCTGGAGTCGTTCCTGGCCGTGCGCGGCAAGGGCCCGGTGGACCCCGCGCTGGTGCAGCCGCTGGCCGTCCCGCAACCGCTGAATCCGGACCCCAACGCTGCGCCCCACGCCATCCCCGCCGTCACGATGAAGGGAGACCCCATGGCCGCCACCGAGACTGACAAGACCCCCGCCCCGGACGACATCCAGAAGCGCCTCGACGACGCCACCGCCGAGAGCGTGGAATTGAAGAAGCGCCTGGAGGTCGTGGAGGGCATCGCCAAGGCCGAGAAGGACGCGCGCCTCACCGCCGAGTACGTGGCCAAGTGCGCGACGTTCAAGGGCCTGCCGATCAAGGCCGACGACGACCACGCGGTCCTCCGCGAGATCGACGAGAAGCTGTCCCCCGACGTGGCCAAGCGCGTCACCGAACTGCTGCGCGCCGCCGACGCGGGCATGATCGCCGCGGGCCTCTTCAAGGCCGCCGGCTCGGACCAGAGCGGCGGCGGCACGGGCGATGCCTGGAGCGAGATCGACGCCAAGGCCCAGGGCCTCATCGCCAAGGCCGACGGCAAGCTGGACTACAGCGCCGCCGTCGACCAGGTGACGAAGGCCCACCCGGACCTCTACAAGCGCTACGTCGACGAGCAGCGGGCCCGCCACTAGGGCGTGCGCCTTCACGACTGAAAGGGGAGCCCTATGGCATACGAAGGCCCGCAGCAGCGTCTGGTCGCCGTCACCGCGTCGGAGGACCTGCGCCTCCACCAGTTCAAGTTCGTCAAGCTGACCGGCGAGAACACCGTCGGCCTCGTCTCGGCCACCACCGACGACACCATCGGGGTCCTCCAGGACACGCCGAACGTCGGGCAGGCGGCGAACGTCTGCTACGAGGGCATCACGAAGGTCAGCGCCAACGCCGCCCTCGTGGCGGGGAACCGCATCGCGCACAGCGTCGACGGCCAGGCCGCGGTCTCGGGGACCCCGGTGGGCCAGGTGATGCAGGGCGCGGGGGCCGCGGGCGAGATCGCCACGGTCCTCATCAACTGCGCGGTCCCGCGCGGGGCCTAGCGGAGGGGTTCCCAGTGGCCACGGCACCGCCCGCGCCGGCCCGGGCCCTGCGCCCGCTGCTCCCGATGCTCAGCTTTGGCGAGCAGGCCTGGGAGATGGAGCGCCAGGCCGAGGCGTCGCTGCGGTCGGGCACCCTGTCGCCCGAGCGACGGGACTTGACCCACGACCTGCTGCGCCATGTGCGCGGCATCACCGCTATCGCGGAGAAATGGCGTAGCCTGAGCCACTAGACCCCGGTCCCGAGCAAGCCCGCTTCCACACCCGCACCCCGGAGCCGTCGAGCCGACGCCGCGGTGGGAGCCGCCTTGATCCTCAAGGAGGCCTCTCATGCCGCAGCCGACAGTTCAGCAGCTTCACATCGACCGCGTCCTGACGCAGATCAGCGTCAAGTACACCCAGAACGCGGAACAGTTCATCGCCGCGAAGGTCTTCCCGCGCGTGCTTGTCGACAAGAAAAGCGACATGTACCGCATCTACAACCGGAACGACTGGTTGCGGGACGATGCGAAGCCGCGCGCCTCGCTGACGGAGAGCGCGGGCGGCGGCTACCGGCTGTCGTACGGGAGCTACATGGCCGAGGTCATGGCGTTCCACAAGGACGTGGGCCCCCAGGAGCGCGCCAACGCGGACGAGCCCCTGGACATGGACCGCGACGCCGCGGAGTTCGTGGCGGGCAAGCTCCTGCTCCGCATGGAATTGCAGTGGGCCGAGGAGTTCTTCAAGACGGGCGTCTGGGGCACCGACGACACGACCGCCGTCAACTGGGACAGCTACGCCACGTCGAACCCCATCGGCAACGTGCGCGCGGCGAAGGCCCTGATCCTGGGCCAGACGGGCTACGAGCCGAACACCCTGGTCCTGGGCTTCGGCGTCTACAACGCCCTCCTGGACCACCCCGACATCATCGACCGGATCAAGTACAGCAGCAGCCCCGCGGCGCCGACGATGGTGACGGACTCGGTGCTGGCCGCGCTGTTCGGGGTCGAGCGCGTCCTGGTGGCGAAGGCCATCAAGGCCACCAACAACGAGGGCGCCGCCGTCGAGACCTACGACTTCGCCTTCGGCAAGCATGCCCTGCTGGCCTACGCGGCCCAGTCGCCCTCGCTCCTGGCCCCGTCCGCCGGCTACCAGTTCGTCTGGAAGGGCGTCAGCGGCGGCCTCGGCACCACCGTGGCCACCTACCGCATCCCGATCCCGCTCCTCGGGCTCGGCGCGGAGCGCATCGAGGCGGAGACGGCGGTCAGCAACAAGGTCGTGGCCCCGGAACTGGCCTACTTCTGGTCCAACGTCATCGCCTAGCGATGGGCGCGCAGTTCTACGTCGTCGGCCGCCCCTTTCAGGAGGGCGGCCGGCAGTATCAGGGCGGCGACCGGGTGCCCGCGGCCACGGTCGAGGCCTGGCGCAACGGCCAGCGGCTCATCGAGGGGCGCTGGCTCCGCCCGACCGCCGAGGGCCTGGTCGACGCGGCGCGCTTCGGCGTCGTGCTCCGCCCGTTCCTCCATGAGGGCGAGACGCTCGCGGTGGGCACGGTCGTGGACTGGGACGGCTGGCGCAACGTCGCCACGCTGATCGCGGCCCGGTGGATGCGGGAGGCGACGGACGCCGACCTGGACGCCGCCGACACGCCCCCGCTCGTCCTGGACGGCCAGGGCGGCCTCGAACCCGCCGGCGCCACCAAGGGCAAGGGCGGCGGCAAAGTGAAGCGGAGGGGCGATGAGCAACCTGTTCACTGACCGGCAGGCGCGGCACTACGGCCGCCACGGCTACCTGTTCGGCTACCCCGCGGCGCGCGCGCTCGCGTCGGTCGTCTCGGTGACGCCCCCCGTGCTGGCCGCCCAGGCCGAGGGCACCGTCGACGTGGCCCTCCCCGGCGCCGTCGTCTCGCGCTGGGTGCGCCCGGTGTTCTTCCCGCCGGCCGACCTGGAGGCGGGCCTGGAGGTCGTGGGCACCGCGGGCCAGGGCGCCGACCTGGTGCGCCTGACGTTCCGCAACACGCTCCTGCCGACGGTGGCGACGGCCCTGCTCACGTCTGACACCGTCGTGCCGACGGCCAACGACACCGTGACCATCGGGACCACGACCTACACGTTCAAGGCCACGGCCCTGACGCCCGCCGAGGGCGAGGTGCTGATCGGCGCCAGCGCCGACGCCACGCTGCTGAACCTGTCGCGCGCGATCAACAGGGCCGGGGGCGTGCTCGGGACCGACTACCAGGTCGCCGCGGCGCACCCGCTGGTGTCCGCGGGCCCGGTCGTGGCCCATACGATCCTGCTGACGGCGCGCGCCGCCGGCACGACCGTCGCCACGACGGAGGCCTCCACGCACCTGTCGTTCGCCAGCGTCTCCGTGTCGGGGGCCCAGACCATCACGGGCGCCGCGCGCACCTGGACCGCCCGCCTCTACCGCGCCTTCCGGGGCTAGCATGCCGTGGACCTATGACCCGGCCCTGACGGCGCCGCGCGACCAGGTCAGATTTCTGATTCGCGATACCGACAGCGCGCACCCGCTGTTCGATGACGGCGAACTCGACTTCCTCCTCCTCCAGGAGGAGGACAACGTCTGGCTCGCCGCCGCCGGGGCGCTTACGGTGGCCTATCTCGCCTCCAGTCGCTACGCCTCGCGCTCGGCCGGCGACGTGTCCGTGAGCTACTGGGCGGCCAGCGAGGTCCAGGCGCGCATCGACTGGCTCCTGGAGCGCGGGGGCGCGGGCAGCCTGCTGCACCAGTTCCCGACGGCGGGCGGCATCTCGCGGAGCGATGTCGAGCGCCTCCGGGGGAACGCGGACTGGATTCCGCTGTCGCTGCGGCCCGGCCTGTTCGACAACCGGAGCGGCAGCCCGCGCACCGTCCTGGAGGGGGACCACCGCTGATGCGCCTCGGCGACGAGATCGCGGACCTCCTGACGCACCGGGCCACCGTCCTCCGGGCCCTCGACGTGGTGCCCTCGGCCACGGGCGTGACGCGCCGGGACTTCCTCCCCCTGGCCGCGGGCGTGCCCTGTCGCCTGTCCGCGCTGACCGGCGCGTCGCCCCAGGGCGAGGCCGGCCTGCGCGTCGTGGCGGGCTGCCGCGCGCTGTTCCTGCTGGGCGCCCCGGTGCAGGTCCAGGACCGGCTCCACGTCGAGGGCGTCACCTACCTGGCCGCCTTCGTGCGCCTGGTCCATGACGACCTGGGCCCGAGCCACCTGCTCGTCGAGTGCGAGCGCATCGCCGTCGGCCCGCTGCTGGCCACCGCGGTGCTGGCCACCGCGTGGCTGCCGCTGGAGGTGGTCTGATGGTGCCGACGATGACGGCGCTGCGGACGGCCCTGCGGATGCGCCTCGTGGGCGACCCGGCCCTGGTGGTCCTCCTGGGCGGCCCGGCGGTGTTCCACCGCTTCGTGCGGATGGCGGTCCAGGTGCCCTCCGTCACCTACATGGACACGGCCTTCCACCCCTACGAGCAGTTGCCGCGGGTGGAGGCCTCGTTCACGCTCGACGTGTGGGCCCACGACCTGGACGCGGCGGAGGCCATCGCCGCGCGCGTGGCGACGCTGCTCGACCAGACGGCCAGCGCCGAGGCCGGCCTGGCGCCGATGCCGACGCCGGGCCTCAACGTGTGCGCGCTCCACCTGGCGAGCCAGCGCGACACCATCGAGCCCGACCCGACCATCGTCCGCAAGACGCTCCAGTTCAACGTGCTGGCCTTCGACCTCGTGGCGGCGGTGGCCTGATGGCGGCCACCTGGGAGTTCCGCGTGGCGCCCGGCTTTGAGCCCACGACGGCGGCGCGGGCGGCCCGCGTCCTGGACCAGATGGGCGCCTTCTACGCCGACGAGGTGCAGCGCCTGATGCAGACGGCGCCGGCGGGCGGGCGGGGGTATCGCCGCGCCAACCCGGGGCGCTTCCACAAGGCCAGCGCGCCCGGGGAGCCGCCGTCGCCCGACCTGCGGACGCTGATTCACAGCGTGGCGGCGACGGGGACGGGCGCGGGATTCCGGCGGGTGGTGCGGGCGGGCGTGACGAGCGCCGTCGCCGCGGGGTATGTGCTGCTTCTTGAACTTGGCACGGCGCGCATGCGTCCGCGTCCAGCGTGGCTGGTCGCGCTGCAGAACGTCCGCGGCATCCCGCGCGACGTAAGGGGGTAGGCCATGGAAGGCGTAGATCGGCATGCACTAGAGGCGGGCCCGGCCAACGTGTACTTCGACGGCGTGAGCCTCGGGTATCTGGGCGAGGACGTGATGCTCAACATCGCCACGCGCGTCACCGAACTCAAGGGCGCCCAGGCGGGCGACACCCCGCTCGACGCCGTCGTGTCGGGGGCGGGCGTGACGGTCGAGGTGCCGCTGGCGGAGATCAGCGTGTCGAAGTTCGCCGTCGGCCTGGTCAACGCCATCCGGAGCGGGATGCCCACGGGCACCCTGACCTCGTCGGGCGTCCAGGTGACGGACGGCGATACCGTGGTCATCGGCGACAAGACCTATACGTTCCAGTCGGCGCTCACGCCGCTGGAGGGCGAGGTCCTGATGGGCGCCACGGCGGCGGCGTCGCTGCTGAACCTGGTCCACGCCATCAACAAGTCGGGCGGCGTCGCGGGCACGGACTACTCCGTGGCGCTGCCCCACCCGCTCGTCTCGGCGGCGGCCACGTCGGCGACCGTCCTGACCCTGACCCCGAAGGCGAGCACGGGGGACGCCATCGCCACGACCAAGACGGCGGCCACCCTCACCTGGACGGCGGCCACGCTGACGCCGGGCGTGGGCCTGCTGACGTTCAAGAATCGCGTCGGCCTGTCGGTGCGGACCCTGTCCAAGGAACTCCGCATCGTGAAGATCAAGGGCGGCGAGGAGTCGACGGACCCCAACGACATCTTCGTGTTCCCCGAGGCGTCGCCGGCGGCGTCGGAGACCAAGATCCCGTTCCACCCGACGCAGCAGCGCCTGATCACCGTCACGTTCATGGTCTGGCCCTCGGATGCCGCCAACGAGTTCGGCACCATGGGCGAGGCCGCGGCCTAGCAGATGGCCGAGTCGACGCCGCGGGTGTTGCGGGACCTCCGGGTGCTGCGCCCGGAGCCCCGCGGCGTTGTGCTGTATGGAGACCCGGTGGTTTCCTATCCGGTCCGGAGCATCGTCGACATGCCGCAGCGGGAGGTGCTGCGCCTCCTGGAACTCGACAACCCGCCGGCGGGGACCGAGCTATCGGTGGCCGAGCACAGCGAGCGCCTGGGCGAAAGCCTCAAGCTCCTGTGCCCGACGCTGACGGACGCGGTCCTGGCGGACATGCCGTACCGCACGCGCCTGGACTTCTTCCAGGCCACGCTCTCCTCCGAGCCGCCCCCGCTGGTCGAGACCCTGGGGCGCATGCTCGACGGGCGCGACAAGCCGTGCGCCGAGGCGTGCGACCACGGCGACTGCCCGCCCCTGCGGGACCTGTGGGCGCTGCGGGAGAAGCTGGAGGGGGGCGCCCGCCCTACGGTGCCGGCACCGCCTACGGTGCCGGGGGACAACTCGGGGGCCTCGGCCTCTTTGACGACCTAGCGGCCGCCGCGGCGGCGTTCGGCTGGACCTGGGAGTACATGCTCGACAAGTCCAGCCGGTTCGTGCGGGCCATGCTCGACGCCCACGAGCGCAACGTGGCGCGCGCGCGCCCGGAGGAGGCCGTGACGGCAGGGTTCGTCTGGTTGTCGCTGGAGGCGCGCCGCGAGCGCCTGGCCGCCTGGGCCACGCTGGCGCGCGACGAGCCGCCGGCGCCCGCGCACCGGGCCGGGGCCCAGCGCGTGCCCCCGGAGCGCATCCACGCCTTCCTCAACGCGCAGGGCTTCCGCCAGGGGACCCCCCGTGGCCGGTGAGGGCCAGGAACTCGCCGTTGCCATCGTCCGATTCTCGGGCGACGACAAGCAGTACCAGGCCACCAAGGCCCGCGTCCTCGACACGTCCAAGGCCCTCACGGGGGCCGTCGCCGCGGAGGCGAGCAAGGCCACCGCCGCCGTCACGGCCAGCGCCAGCGCGACCGCCGAGGCCCTGGGCACGGCGGGCAAGGCCGCGGGGACCGCCGTCGGCGCCGCGGTGCCCGCGACGAAGGCCCTGGGCAGCGCCTACGACGAGGCCGCCGCCCGCGCCAAGGCCCTCACGGGGTCGGAGGACGCGCTCGCCCGGACGATGCGCGAGCACAACGCCTTCGTCGGCACGCAGGCCGCCAAGCTCCAGGTGCTCGGGTCGTCCTTCGGCAAGGCCAACATCGAGGCGGGCCGGGCCAAGCAGCAGTTCGAGGCCTTCATGGGCCCGGTGCGCCAGGCGGGCCCGGCGCTGGCGTCGGCGGGCCAGGCCGCGGCCATCTCCGCGGACGGCCTCCGGAAGGTCGCGGGCGCCGCCCTGCCCCTCGTCGGCGGCCTGGGCCCCGCGGGCGGCGCCATCCGGGGCGTGGCGGCGTCGCTGTCGGGCATGAGCCTGGCGACGCTGGGCACCGGCCTCGCGATGGGCGGCGCGGCCATCGCCCTCGGCCTGTTCATCGCCAAGGCGGAGGAGGCGAACCAGGCGACGCGGGACATCGCGTTCGCCACGCTGACGAAGGACACCACGATGGCGACCGCCGCGTTGACGGCGGGCACCCGCGCCCTCAGCGACTTCGCCACCAACGCCAAGCTCGGCAAGGGCGAGGTCGAGGGCGCCACCATCGCGCAGATGGCCCTGGCCGCCGCGTCGAACCTCATCGACACCGTGATGGGGACGACGGCCACGAAGGTCAAGCTGGCCATCGAGGCCAACACCGGCTACCTCGGCTCGCTGCTGCGGATCAAGGACGCGCTGGCCGCCGAGCGCGCGGAACTGACGGCGCGCAACGCCGCCATCGGCGGCGACATCAAGCGGGCGCAGTCGCTGGAGGAGGTGGCCCGCCTCTACGACGAGCAGATCACCAACATCAAGCGCCTGGCCGCCGCCGACGCGGAGGAGGCCGCCGTCGCCGCGAAGGGCAGCGCGTCGCGGATCGCGGGCCTCATCAAGGAGGCCGAGGTCGCCGTCGCCGCGGCCAAGGCCAAGGTGGCCGCCGAGCAGTTGAAGTGGGTCGGGGGCGACCCCGCGAAGGCCCAGGCCGCCGAGGCCGCGGCCGAGCGGCAACTGGCGGACCTCAAGGAGACCCTCCGGAGCAAGGAGGTCGCCGGCGTCCGCACGGCGGGGGCCGCCAAGGTCGCCACGACGACGGCGGTGCGCGCCGTCGAGGAGGCCGCCGCCGCCGCCAAGACGGCCGCGACACTGGCCGACATCGCGCAGACGGAGAAGCTGGCCGGCCTCAACGCCGCGCGCGCGACGGGCGCCGCCCAGGCCGCCGCCGCCAGCGTCGAGGCCGCGCACCAGGCCGCCGCCGCCGACGCCGCGTTCTTCGGCGAGAGCGAGCGCGGGTTCGCCGCCTACCAGGAGCAGCGCCGGGCCGGCATCCTGGCGACGACGGCGGCGGAACTGGCGGGCATCGAGGCTGTGGCCGCCGCCCAGCGCGCGGCCCTCCAGACGAAGCTCGCCGCGCCCGAGAGCACCCTGCCCGAGCGCACCGCGGCCGCGGCGGCCCTGGTCGCGCTCGACACGCAGACGGAGAACACGCGGATCGCGCTGTCGCAGCGGACGGCGGCGGCGCTGCGGGCCGACGACGCCGCCATCGTGGCCGACCGCCGCGCCCGCGCCGCGGAGTCGGTGGCGCTCGACGTGGCGACCTACGCCCACAAGGCGGCGATGGGGGAGGCCGACTACGCCGGGCAACTGTCCCGGCTGCAGCGCGCCGCCCAGGACGAGAACCTGTCGCAGGCGCAGCGCCGCCAGTATGCCGAGCAGGCGTTCGCCATGTACGGCCAGCTTCAGGCCAAGGCCGCCGGCTACTACGACAGCCTGGCGTCCATGGGAGCGGTCAGCGCGCAGAAGCACATCGGCTTCCTGGACGCCCAGGCCAGCAACGAGAAACTGTCGGCGGATCAGCGCATCGGGTTCGCTAAGCAGGCGTTCGAGGCGAAGCTGGCGCTGGAGCAGGCCCTGTTCGACCGCACGGCGGCGATGCAGGGGGCCAGCGAGGCGGCGTCCGTCGCCTTCATGGCCGCGCAGACCCAGAACTACGAGGCTGGGTCCAAGAAGCGGATCGAGGCCGAGACGAAGTGGGCCACCGCCGTCAGGGCCCTGCAGGCCAGCGTGGCCGCGTCGGCCAAGGCCGCCCTGGACATCGGCATCGCGGGGCTGGCGGCCAAGGGGCAGAAGATGATGTCCCTGGCCGGCATGGAGCAGTCGTTCGAGCAGCAGCGCCTGGCCGCCGCCAAGACCCTCGCCACCCTGCAGAGGGGTGGCAGCGCCAGCGAGGCGGACATCGCCAACATGCACAAGATGGGGGCCGCCATCGCGGACATGACGGCCAAGGGCCAGACCTTCAAGTCCATGTCCGCGACCATGATGGACAAGCTGGGTAACGACCTAGCGGGCATCCCCAACACCGCGGGCGCCGCGGCCAGCAGCCTCGGCCAGGTCGGGGTGGCCGGCGCGGGCATCGGGTCGAAGGTGGGCGCCGCCACCAACGACATCGTCAGCGAACTCAACAAGATCAACACCGCGACGGACAAGGTCGAGACGAACTTCGGGCAACTGGGCGCGGGCGCAGGCGCGGCCCTGTCCGACGGCCTCGGCCAAGGGCTCAGCGGCGCGCTCGGCGTCCTCGATACCTTCCTCTCCGACGCCGACGCCAAGATCACCGCGGGCACGTCGAAGATGGCCGATTCGATCTACGCCAAGTTCACGAGCCGCCTGATGTCTAGCTTGGATGCCGAGAGACAGAGGAGCTAGGATGCCACCGCGCCCGCGCTCCTGCCCGTCCCGCCGCCCGCCGGACCTCGACGGGGATCTCGTGCCGCACGGCCCCGAGCGGGGCCGACAGCGCGAGCGCCAGCGGCCACCCGGCACGCAGTCGATACCAGAGCGTCCCCGTCGACAGGCCGACGTGCTCGGCCCACTCGGCGAGGCAGCGCGTCTGCCCGTCATGCGTCAGGAGCCGCGCGTTCCGGTGGTTGCGGGCCTGCTCCGTCGCCGTCGCCCAGCGACAGTTTCCGGGCTCGTAGTTGCCGTCCGGGTCGATCCGGTCGAGCGAGTGCGCGCGCGACGGACACGGCCCCATGTCACGCAGGAAGGCCGCGTAGTCGGCGCGCCATTCGGCGCAGACTGTGATGCCGCGCGCACCATAGAGGCGGAAGCGATTGTTGCGGGGATTCTCGCATCGCGCGCGCATGAGCCAGTACCGCCGATAGGCGAGCGGTCGTTGTCGCATGGCCGCATCCTAGCGCAGGAGGCACGGTCTTAGTGGCCATCCCCACCCGCGGCACCGTGATCCTGACCGCCCTCGGCACCCTGGGCCGCTCCGTCACGCTGACGACGGACCCGACGAGCTACGGCTTCGTGTGGCCGAAGCGGCAGGCGAAGTACCGGGGCCTCGGCGGGAGCGTCACGACGCAGGAGTTCGGCAAGCACGCGCGCGACGCCGTCATCCACCTGGAGTCGGGAACGCAGTGGCTCAACGTCGACGTGGTCCGTGACATGGACTGGAACGACGCGCTCCGCGGCGAGGCCTGGCGCCTCCAGGACAGCGAGGGCAACGACTGCACGGTCCGCATCGAGACGTGGAGCCCTGTCAAGGCGCGGGGCATGCCCGAACTCTACGAGTACACGCTGGACCTGGAGATCCTGGCGATTGCCGTCCTCCGCGGCCAGGACTACACGGGCACGGTGCCGCTGGCCGCCCTGGCCTGGACGCCGCCCGTGCCCCCGCCCGGCCCGCAGGGGCCGCAAGGGTCGCCCGGCGCGCAGGGGCCGCAGGGCGCCAGCGGGGGCGGCGACGGCGAGGGCGGCGGCGCCCAGGGTCCGCAGGGGACGGCGGGACCGCAGGGGGGGCCAGGCGGCACCGGCCCGCAGGGGGCCGGCGGCGCGGCGGGTGCCCAGGGGGCGGCGGGTCCGCAGGGCGCACCCGGGAGCGTCGGCAGCGCGGGCGCGCAGGGCACCCAGGGCGTCGCCGGGCCGCAGGGCGCCGTGGGGTCGACGGGCCCCCAGGGCGCGGCCGGGGCGACCGGCGCGCAGGGCGCCCTCGGGGCCACGGGCGCGACGGGCCCGCAAGGCCCACAGGGTGCGGTCGGCGCCGCGGGGCCGCAGGGGGACGCGGGCGCGACCGGGGCGCAGGGCGCGACCGGCACGACCGGGAGCACCGGCCCCCAGGGCCCCCAGGGCGCCGCCGGCCCTCAGGGGGCCACGGGCGCGCAGGGCACGGCGGGTCCGCAAGGCGCGGCGGGGGCGGCGGGTTCCCAGGGCGACGCGGGCGCCACGGGCGCGCAAGGCGCCGCGGGGCCGCAGGGGGCCACCGGCACGACCGGCAGCCCCGGCGCTCAGGGAGCCCAGGGCGTCGTGGGCGCGACGGGCCCGCAGGGCGCTCAGGGGGCGGCGGGCGCCACGGGCGCGCAGGGCCCGCAGGGGTTGACCGGGCCGCAGGGGGGCGCCGGCACGACGTTATTCTCGGGGCTGACGGACTCAATCGCCGCGAGCCAGATCCCGAGTAACACGGTCACGTATGCCAAGATCCAGGATGTCTCGGCGGCGAGTAAGCTCCTCGGCCGCGGCAGCGCCGGGGGGGCGGGCGACCCGCAGGAGATCACGCTCGGGACGGGCCTGACGATGACCGGGACGACGCTGGATCATCCGCCCGTGGTCCTGACCGGCGCGGGCGGCATCGTCATCTCGGGCGCCGACCCCGCGATCACGGTCACGACGCGGGGGTACATCTCTGGCGCGAGCGTGGCGAACGGGACGACCGTCGAAACGACGCTGCATACCTGGACGGTCCCGGCGAACACGCTCGTGACCGATAGCGGGCTGCACGTCGTGGCGAATCTCCAGGTCGCGAACAACGCGAACACAAAAACGATGAAGCTCGTCGTCGGCGGCACGGAGATTGTGCTGAACACGGTGACGACGGCGCCTGCGAACGGGTTTCTCCTCGTTGATGTCCGGATCGTCTACGTGGGCGCGACGAGCGCGCGCGTGTTCGGGACGGTGTTCCGAAGCCTGAGCGGCGCGAACGCGCTGGAGCGCGTCATCGGGCAGACCGCGTTGACGGGGATTGACTGGACGAGCACGACGACGGTCAAGTTCACCGGCCAGGGCGCGGCGACGAGCGACATCACCCAAATCGTGTCGACGATGCTCGCGTTCCGCGCGCCGTAAAAGGGAGGACACCCCACGATGCCCGAGCCGGTCCCCTTGGCCTCGGTCGCGCCCCAGCCGTGGCCCGGGACGCCGCCGCGGGCCGTCCCGCATCGCGCCGCCCTCGACGCGGCCCTCGCGGCCGGGGGTGGCGCCTGATGGGCGCGCGGCGCAACGGGACGCGGCCCGCCGGCCCGCTCGTGTCGGTGATCACCCCGCTCCACGCCGCGGGGAACGCCTTCGTGGCCGAGGCCTGGCAGTCGCTCCGCCGCCAGACCTACGCGCACTGGGAGTGGCTGGTCCTGACCAACCACGGCGGCGTGCTGCCCGCCGAGATCACGCGCGACGCGCGCGTGCGGACCTGGCCGGCGCCGCCCGACCTCCAGGGGGTCGGCGCCCTCAAGCAGGCCTGCTGTCAGCAGGCGGCGGGCGCGATCTTCCTGGAACTCGACGCCGACGACCTGCTGACGCCCGACGCCCTCGCGGACGTGGTGGCCGCCCTCGGCGCGGGGGCGGACGTGGTCTACAGCGACTTCGCCGAGTTCCACCACGGCACCTGGGCCCCGAACACCTACAGCGCGGACTTCGGGTGGGCGTCCTATCCCATGACGTACGCGGGGCATGCGCTCGTCGCGATGGCGGCGCCGCCGGTGACGCCCCAGAACCTCCGCTACGTCGACTGGGCGCCGAACCACGTCCGCGCCTGGACGCGCGCCGCCTACGCCGCCGTCGGCGGCCACGACCGCGCCCTGCCCTTCGCCGACGACCACGACCTCCTGTGCCGCGGCTACCTGGCGGGCCAGCGCATCGAGCGCATCCCGCGCCCGCTCTACCTGTACCGGGTGCACGGCGGCAACGCGGTGGCGACGCGGAACGCCGAGATCCGGCAGTGGACGGAGGCCGTCTACAACCGCCACGTCTGGCCGCTGGCCGTCAAGGGCGCGCGCGACGCGGGCCTGGCCTGCGTCGACCTGTGCGGGGGCCTGGACCCGGCGCCGGGCTTCGTGCCGCTCGATGTGACCCCGACGCCGGGTGGCATCGTCGCCGACCTGCGCGGCCGCTGGCCGCTGGCGGACAGCAGCGTGGGGGTGCTCCGGGCCCACGACGCGCTGGAGCACATTCCTGACAAGATCCACGTTTTCAACGAGGCGTGGCGCGTGCTCGCGCCCGGCGGATGGTTCCTGTCAATGACGCCGTCCGCGCTCGGGCAGGGGGCGTTCCAGGACCCGACCCATTGCGCGTACTACGTGAAGAACAGCTTCCTGTACGTGACAGACCCAGCGTTCGCCAGGTATGTGCCCGCGCTGACCGCGCGCTTCGCGGAGAGTCGCGTGCAGGAGATCTACCCGTCCCAGTGGCACCGCGACAACGCGTGCCCCTACATCGAGGCCCATCTCATCTGCCTGAAAGACCGCTACGCTCACATGGGAGGCCAGCGGTGGCCACGTTGAGTTTTGGAGGCGCCGATTCGGTCCTTCCGCGCTCGCGTCCAACCCGTCGACGGCGTTCCTTGGCGGGCGGGCATAGGCCGATGCATCCTAGCGCGGAGACACGCTGATGCGAAACGCCACGTTCTACGACAGCGACGGCGGCACGCCGATCCCCGGGAAGGAACTCCCCGAACTGCTCGGCGGCAGCACCGACACGCCGTTCAAGCTCGGCATCCGCAACACGGGCGACGAGGCGTGGCCGTCGACCTGGCAGGCGCGCATCAAGGCCACGGGCCTCAACGACGGGGCGAGCCAGTTGCGGATCGGCCTCGACACCGGGACGCTGTCGCCCCCGACGGGCCTCGGGGCCGTCCTGTCGGCGACGGGCGCGGGGGGCGTCTGGGCCGCCGTGGCCCTGGTGGGCGCCGTCGTCACGGCCCTCAACGGGGCGGGCGAGACGGTCGCCAGCGGCGAGGTGTCGGTGTCGCTGGACGACCCGACGAAGGTGATCACCTGGACCTGGGCCGCCGTGCCGGGGGCGTCGGGCTACCGCCTCTACCGCACCCTGGCGCCGGGGACCTACAGCGGGGCCACGCTGATCGCCGCCCCCGCGGGGAGCGGCAGCGTCACCGTCGAGGACGACGGCAGCGCGGCCACCGCCGGCGTGCCGCCCGCCGCGAACACCACCGGGGGCGCCGCCCCGACCTACGGTGTCAGCGGGACGCTGTCGCGCAACCCGGTCCTGCTCGGGGCCGTGCCGCCGGGCGGGTGGGCGTTCCTGTGGATCGGGCGCGTGGCCCCCGCCGCGGCCGACGCCCGCTACAATCCGCGCCTGGCCGCCATCGAGTTTGTCGAATGAGCGGCGCCGCGCGCCGCCACAAGGAGCCCCGCCCATGAGCATTCTTCTCCGCGACCTCCGCCTCTATGGCTCGGCTGTCATGCCCGAGGACGACGTGACGACCGCCATCGGCGGGGCCATCGCGCTGGGCGTGCGCGTGGTGTTCGTCGACGTGAGCGGCAGCGTCCAACTTGTCAGCGACAGCGCGGCCGACACCACCCCCACCGTCACCGTCACCTATCGGGACGCGGGCGGGGCGCTCCAGACCGAGGTCAAAACCCTGACCGGGCTGACGCCGGTCGTCTACACGGCGACGATGGAGCGGCTCCTCAAGGCGGTGAAAAGCGGGACGTGCGCGGGGAACGTGGCCGTCGAGAATCAGACGGCGGTCCGGAGCAACACGGCGACGGCGGGGAGCGCCGCCGACATCACGCTCGACGCGGGCGCCTCGGCCGTCGACGACGCCTACCGCGGGCAGATCATCCGCCTCACGGGCGGCACGGGCGCCGGGCAGGTGCGCCAGGTCATCGGCTACGGTGGCCCCGCGCGGCTCGCCACGGTGAGCAGCGCCTGGACGACCCCGCCAGATGCGACCAGCACGTTCCGCCTCGCCGAGGGGTTCTTCTTCGAGAAGGCCCCGAACGAGGCGCTGACGGTCCGCCGCATCTTCTACGGCGCCGCCGCCGACGCGCCCGGCGGGGCGGCGCGGGCGCTGCACGAGAAGGTGTTTTTCAAGAACTGCCATGCCACGCTCGCCCTGCTCGGGGCGACGGTCACGGAGAGCGCGGACCCGTCCACGCTGGTGACGTTCACGCTGGAGACCACGAACGACGGCACGGGCACCAACGGCGCCAACACGCGCCTGGTCGCGCTGGCGAGCGGCGTGGGGACGTTCTCGTCCGCGGCCCAGACCCCCGCGGGCGCGCAACTCGCGGCGGGCGAGGCGGTCGGCGTCTGGATCAAGCTCGCCCTCGCGGCCGGCGCCCCCGCGCTGAACACGACCTGGTCGCTGGCCCTGGCCGGGACGACGGTGTAGGCGATGCCCTCGCCGATCCTGTTTCGCTCGACGGATACCGGGGCGCCGGCGGGCCCGTCGTCCACGGCGGGGACGCTGCTGACGGCGTTGAACGGGTGCCTCATCATCAATTCGCTGTTCACGGCGGTCTCCGGGGCGGCGTTCGTCGACCACACCCTCAAGGCGCGCAGCCAGGCCACGGCGGCGAACGCGGGGACGTTCGCGCTGTTCCAGGGCCCGACCGTGACGGTGGACGAAGCCTACTTTGGGCTGTCGTCCCGCTTTGACCGGCTCAAGCTCAAGCTCGCGACGCCCGGGGTCCAGAACGCGGCGGTGACGCTGGCGTGGGAGTACTGGAACGGCACCGCGTGGACCGCGCTCACCGTGGCCGACGGAACCACGGGGCTCACGGCGGACGGCTCGGTCACGTGGACGATCCCGAGCGACTGGGCCACGCGCGCCGTCAACAGCGTCACCGTCTACTGGGTGCGCGTGCGCTTCACCGCCGGGTCCTGGACGACGAACCCGCTGGTGCAGTACGCGACTATCACCGGCTGGACGCAGGCGTATGGCCCCACCGGGAACATTTGCGCCTATCAGCAGGGCGGCGGCAATCTCGTGTTCTTTGAGATCAACGACAACGGCCCTGGCGCGGGGACGACCAAGGAGGCGCGCCTGGTCGGCTACGAAACCATGAGCGCGCTGTCGACAGGGACCGGGCCGTTTCCCACGACGGCGCTGACGTTCATTCGCAAGTCCGTTGCGACGCCGACGGATGCCACGGCGCGGGCCTACACGATCCTGGCCGACGACCGGACGTGCTACCTGTTCATCTCCTCGGGGGACTTGGCCGGTCGCTACTACGGGCACGCCTTCGGGGACATTTACAGTCTGGTGCCGAACGACAGCTACCGCAACATCGTGGCGGGCCAGGCCACCGAAAACTCCGCGACCTCGGCCCAGTGCCTCGCGGTCCTTCACAGTACGATGACGCAGGTTCAGGCCGGGAAGTATATGGATCGCGCGTATACCGGCCTGGGGGGGGGCATCTCCGTCGGCTTCACCGGCGACGTGGCCAAGTCCTCTAGTGGGACTTCGATGAATGGCACGGTCCAGTTTCCGAACGGGGCCGATGGCGGGCTCTGGCTGAGCCCGGTGTGGATCAACGAGGCGTCGGCGACCCTTCGCGGGCGGCTGCGCGGGTTCTGGTATCCGTTGCACGCCATCGCCAACTTCACCGACGGGGACACCTTCTCGGGGTCCGGGGTGTACGCGGGCAAGACGTTTGTCGTGGTCAAGGCCGTGGCCGATAACGCCGGGGCCGCGAATAGCGTCGTCGTGCTTGAAACGAGCAACACCTGGGACACGAATTGAATGGCGGCGACGTTTCCGGTCCAGGTCGACACGCAAACCGGGAGCGGGACCACGCTCGCCAGCAACAGCATCACACCCGTGAGCGGGGCGCTGTACCTCGTCTTTGTCGCGAATGCGGTCGCGGCGGCGGGGACCCCGACGCTGACGGGGACGAACGGGCTCAACGTGACGTGGACGCAGATCGCCACGCGCGCCAGTGCGGCAGCGGGGCATCGCCTGACCGCGTTTCGTGGGGTCGCGGCCTCGGCGGCGGCGGGTGTGCTGACGGCGGACTTTGGCGGGGTCGCGCAAACCATCGCGAATCTGGCCGTGCTGCGGGCGCCGTTGACCCTCGACCAGACGACCAACCAGGGCGTGGTGCAGGCGGTGAGCACGACGCAAGCGGCGACGACGGCGCCGACGGTGACGCTGGCGGCGGTCGGCGCCGCCCGCAACGTGGCCATCCTCGCGGCGCTGGACAACGTGAGCGCCACGTGGACGAATAGCACGGCCGGCTGGGCGGCGCTGCCGGTCATTGCGGGTGTGGGGCTGTCACTCGGCGCGATGTTCCGCGCGCATGCCACGCTCGACCTGAGCCCGACGGGCACCTTTGGCACCTCCGGGATCACGTGCGCCATTGGCCTCGAATTGAAAGTGGATGCCGCGCTCCCGACGCCGGACAACCCGCCGCGCGACGCGGCGCTCACCTGTCAATGCGGCGGGGGCCTGCGGGGCGTGCGGATGAACGACACGCTGCCGCTCCTGCAAAGCGCGGGGGGCCCCACGGGCTACCCGGACGGCGATCCGGGCGGGCTGTTCGCGGGCGGGGGCACCAGCGTGGGGATCGGCTCCTGGACGGGGAACCCGAAGGGCAAGTGGATCAACAAGTCGCAGCGCGACGACAGCACCGGCAACCCGACGCCCCCGAGCCAGGTGCAATACGAGTACGGCATGCTGGAGGGCATCCTCGTGGGCGTCAGCGCGGGCGCGCGGACGCTGACCCTGGACTGTCGCCTGGAGGCCGACCCCGGCGCGGCGCTGCGGCCGCAGGTGCTCGTCAAGGCCAACGCGGACATCGGGTTGCTGGCCGACGTGGCCGTGGCCGCGGCGGCGGGGACCGCCTGGCAGACCATCACGGTGCCGTTCACGGCGTGGCGGGCGGGGGCCGTCGCCGTCCATCGGTTCAAGCGGCAGCAGGGGGAGTTCCGCGTCTGGTGGGACAACCTCACGGTGACGTAAAGGAGCGCCCCCGTCGTGGCGGACGCGTTCGCGGCATGGTATCGCGGGGCCCCCGTCCTGGTCTCGGGGAGCCCCGGCTTCTCGACCTGGTATCAGGGCGCCCCCGTCGTGGGCCTGGCGGGCGTCGCCCTGCGGGTCACGGCCGCGTTGCCGGCGGCCTGGGCGGGCGGCCTCGCCGCGCGGGCGCCCCTCCCGCTGGCGAGCCTGGGGTCGCTGGCCGCGCGCGTCGCGCTCCCCACCGAGTGGACCCGCGCGCTGGCCCTGCGCGCGACGCTGGGCCTGGGGTCGGGCGGCGCGGTGGGCGTGGCGGTGACGCTCCCGCTGGCCTACGCCAGCGTCGTGGCCCTCGTCGCCACGGGGGCCGGGCTGCCGGTCGAGGCCGTCGGCGGGGTGACGGCGGGCGCCCGGGTGCCCCTGGCCTGGACCGGGGCCCTCGTCCAGCGCGCCACGACCCCCCTGGCCTGGGGCGGCCAGCGCGCCGCGGGGGCCGCCCTGGCGTGGGAGGCCCTCGCCACGCCACGCCTGCTGAGCGCGCTCCCCCTGGAGGCGGCGGGCGCGGCGGTCCCGCTCGCTCTGACCGTCGGGGCCCCGGTGGAGTGGGCGGGCCTGGCGCCGGCGACGTTCTGGCTCACGTGGGCCATCGACAGCCCCTTCGCGGTCGAGTGCCCGCTGGCCTGGACCGTCCAGCCCACCAGCTTCGTCCGCTCCTTCCCGCTCGGCTGGCGCGTCGCGCCCGCGATCCCGCCCCTCTGGCTCTCGTGGGCGGTGCTGCCCCGGCGCCTGCGCGAGGCGTTCGATGAGGACCTCCAGCACCCCGTGGCCGTCGCCACCAAGCGGCCCTGATGGACCTGCATCCGCGCGCCTTCACCGTCGAGAGTTCGCTGGCCCTGCCCGCCGACGCCTACACGGCGGACCTGCCCACGGCGGACGTGTTCCGCGCGGCCTCCGCCCAGGACCGCGTGACGCTCGACGCCGGCTTCCTCCGCGACGGCGTGGCCTACCTGGTGCGCCTGATCGAGGGCGGCAGCGTCGACCACTACCACCTGGCCCTGGACCCGGACGGCCTGACCGCGCGCGTGACCGGGCGGGACCAAATGTGGCGCCTCCAGGAGCGCACCTACGCCGTCCAGTACCTCGCGAGCGCCCCCGCGACGACGGTCTCGGGGACGAACACCGTCGAGCAGCGGGTCGGGTACTACCGGGCCTCGGACGTGGCCCGCGAGATTTGCACCGCCGCGGGCCTGACGCTGGCGTGGGAGTGCCGCGACTACGTCATCCGCGACCGCTTCGACGCCGTCGGCCGCTGCCTGGACCTGGTGCGCGACCTCGTCGAACCCTGGAACCAGACGGAGGCGCTGGGCGTCGACGTGATCGTGGAGGGCAGCGTGCTCGTGTGCCGCCCGCGCACCCTGGCCCCGGTCGCGCCCGCGTTCAACACGTTCACCCTGCGCGAGGGCCGCATCGGGGCGCTGACGGTCCACAAGTTCCGGACGCCGCGGGTCGGCCTGGTGACGCTGACGGGGGCGCGGCGGGGCATCCCGCTGCCGCCCCCGACGCCCGCCGCGTCGGCGCCGCTGGCCCCGATGCGCGCGGGCCCGGACGGGCGCCCGCTCCTCGCCGATGTCGCGCCCGTCGCCGAGCCGCTGCCGTGGGCCCCGCTGACGGCCTACGCCGTCGGGGACCGCCTCCGCCTGTCGACGGACCAGATTGTCGTCGTGCACACGGCCGGCACGAGCGGCGCCGTCGAGCCCGTGGCCCTGGGCGCGGGCGTCACCATCGTCGACGGCACCCTGGCCTGGGCCGAGGAGCCCGGGCCGCCGCCGCTGGACCCGCGCCGCTCGGCCACGTATGTGACGGTGTCGGAGAACAAGTCCTACGGCACGGACGGCGCGCTGCTGGCCACGGTGATCGAGACGACGACCTACCGGACGGCCGGCGACCTCATGCTCGACCAGGTGAAGGAGACGTTCGGGCGCGCCGCCGAGCAGGGCCCCCTCGGCGGCCGCACGGAAAAGACCGGGGAGACGCGCAAGACGCTCACCTGGGAGCCGTCCGACGTGGACCCCGTCACGGGCGCGCTCAAGAACCAGCCGCTCTGTCTGAGCGAGGAGAGCGTGACGTGGGGCTACGTCTCCGTCTCCGGGGGCCGCACCTGGGACCGGATCGAGAGCGCCGAGACCGGGCACGCCTACGACGCCCTCCGCTTCCTGACGGGCTCGGCGACGCTGACCAAGAAGCGGGAGGACGCGGGCACCCAGTCGGGCGTCGGCAACCTGGTGGACAGCACCCTGGAGACCAAGAGCTACCAGCCGATGGGGCCGCTGCTGGTCAAGGTGGTGTGGAGAAGCTGGAGTCCATCAAGGACCCCGACCTGCGCGGGACGGCGGCCTGGGCGCTGGTGCAGCGCGACGAGACGATGGGGTCGGGGCAGCGCCCGGGCGGGGTGATCAGCGGGGGGACCGGGGCCGGCGTCACGGGCACGAAGGACCCGGCCACCCTGATCGAGCCCGAGATTCGCTGGGACCCGCCGAGCGACGCGCTCGCCACGGGCAAACCCATTGACCCCGCCCTCAACGCCATCGCCGTCACCCCGGACGCCGCGCACACGGTCGTCCCGGGGGCCTTCGCGTACGCGCCCGGCCCCGGCACGCTGGCCGGCGCGGCGCTCGTCAGCGCCAACAAGGGGGCCTGGGCCCCGGGCACGGTCTACGCCAGCGGCGACCGCGTCAGCGGCGGCGTCGGCGTCTGGCGCGCGACGACGCCCGGGACGAGCGGCGGGGCCGAGCCGGCCTGGCCGACGGCCGACGCCGAGGGGCACGTCGACGGCATCGGCGACGGCACGGTGGCCTGGGAGGACGACTCCGCCTCGTTCCTGGTGACGGCGACCTTCACCCCGGACGACCCCGCCGTCTACGCCTCGGCCGAGGCCGTGCACGCCTTCCACAGCGCCCCGGGGGCGGGCCTGCTGGAGCCCGAGATTCGGTGGGAGCCGGGCACCGTGAGCGTCGGCGAACCCCTCGCCCCGGCCTGCAACGCCACCGCCGTGACGCCCGACGACGCGCACCTGCCCGTGGCCGGCGAGTTCGCCTACAGCCCCGGCCCCGAGACCCTCGCCGACCCCGCCGCCATCGTGGCGAGCAAGGGCCCCTGGGCGGCGGACACCATCTACAAGTCGGGCCAGTCCGTGAGCGCCGACGGGCGCGTCTGGCGCGTGACCACCCCCGGCACGTCGGGCAGCGGGCCCCCGGACTGGCCGCCGCTCCCCGTCGAGACCCCGCCCGACAGCGGGACCTTTCCCCCGACGCCCAGCGTGTCGGACGGCACCGTCGAGTGGGCCGTGAACATGACCGACATCACCCTGACGGCCACCTTCACCCCCGCCGACACGACGCGCTGGAAGACCGTCACGGCGGAGGCGAGCATCACCATCGACGGCTTCGGCTCGCTGATCGAACCCGAGATCCGGTGGGACCCCCCGAGCGAGGTGGCGGCGGGCCAGCCGCTGCCGCCCGAGTGCTTCCAGGCCCTCGCCGTCACCCCGGACCCGGCCGCCACCATCGTCCCCGGGACCTTCACCTTCGGCCCGCCGGCGGGCACCGTCGCCGACCTGGGCCTCGTCGGCGCGCCGGCCTGGGAGGCCGACACCATCTACGCCAGCGGCGACCAGGTCTCCGCGGGCGGGAGCCAGTTCTTCCGGGCGACGACGGGCGGCACGAGCGGCGGCGGCCCGCCCGCCTGGCCGGTCCGCGTCCTGCCCGACCCGGCCGTGCCCGTCGCCGACGGCACGGTGACGTGGATCGAGGACTCGGACTCGTTCGTCCTCCAGGCCTTCTTCGTCCCCGACGACACGACGGTCTACCGCGGGGCGACGGAGTCCCGCTACGTCCGCATGGGCGAGGGCCTGGGCCTCAAGGCGCCCGAGATTCGCTGGGTGCCCGGGGCGGTCCACCTGGGCGACACCCTCGACGCGGCCTGCAACGCCTCGGCCGTCACCCCGGACGCCGCGCACCTGCCGGTCTACGGCACCTTCGAGTACAGCCTGCCGTTCGACACCATCGCGGGCCCCGGCCTGGTGATGGCCAGCCGCGGCGGGTGGGAGGCGGCCACGGTCTATGCGAGCGGCGACTCCGTGGCGGCCGCCGGGCGCGTCTGGCGCGCCGCGGTGCCCGGGACCTCGGGCGGCGGCGCCCCCGCCTGGCCCGCCGCGCCGGTTGAGACCCCGCCGGGCAGCGGCACCTTCCCGCCGACGCCCAGTGTCCCGGACGGGACGGTCGTCTGGCAGGTGAACGCCAGCGACATCACCCTCCGCGTCACCTTCTACCCTGAGGACGCCGCCACCTGGAAGGTCGTCACGGCCGAGCAGAGCATCAACGTCACGGACATGGACGACGAGGACGCCTCGGACCTGCTGACCCCCGACCTGCGCTGGACGCCGGGGCCCATCGGCCTCGACGGCCCCCTCGCGCCGGCGTGCAACGCCCTGGCCGTGGACCCCACCATCCCGCATGACGACCCCGTGCCCGACGACGAGGCGCACCTGCCGGTCAGCGGCACCTACGCCTACAGCCCCGGGCCGGGGACCCTGGTCAGCTACGGCCTCGTCGCCGCCAGCCGCGGGTGGGAGCCGGGGACGGTCTACAGCAGCGGCGACTCCGTCGGCGGCGGCGGGCGCGTCTGGCGCGTGGCGGCGGCCGGCACCAGCGGCGGCGGGGCCCCCGACTGGCCCGACGCCTCGGACCCGGCGGCGCCGACCAGCGTGACCGACTTCACCGTGGAGTGGGCCCTCCAGACCGGCATCGAGATCACGCTGACGTTCACGCCCGACGACCTGACGCGCTACAAGGCCGTCGAGACGACGCAGGTCGTCAGCATCGGCGCGAGCGTCACGGACACCCTGGGCCTGCTGGAGCCCGAGATTCGCTGGGACCCGCCGAGCCCCATGGCGACCGGGGCCCTCCTGGACGCGGCGCTCACGGCCGTGGCCGTGACGCCCGGGCCCGAGCACCTGGTGGTCCCGGGCACCTTCACCTACACCCCGGGGGCCGGCCGCACGGTGAGCCGCGGCCTGGTCACGGCCAGCCGCGGGGCCTGGGCGGGGGGCACGGTCTACGCCGCGGGCGACACCGTCCGCGTCGGGGCCGGCCAGTTCTTCCGCGCGTCGACGCCGGGCACGACGGGCCCCACGACGCCGGCCTGGCCGGTGAGCGGGACGGTGGCCGACGGGACGGTGGTCTGGACCGAGGACTCGGCCACCTTCACGGTGACGGCCTTCTTCCAACCCCTCGACAGCATCACCTACAAGGCCGTCACCACCCGGGCCCACATCACCGTCGAGGGCGGGCCCGAGGACGAGCCCGACCGCTTCACGCTCGTGGCCCGGATCAGCAGCGCGCTCGGCGCCGAGGCCGTCAGCTACGAGAACGAGAACCTCGACATGGACGACCTCCAGTTCATCCTGGCGCAACTGCGGGCCACGTCGGGCCTGTGGCAGGTCGAACTGTCCTTCGTGGGGGTGAACATCCCGTGGGTGCGGCGCGGCTCCATCGTCCAGTTCACGGGCGTCGTCGACGGCGCCGGCGACCCGCTGCCGCTGCCGCCCGCCCTGCTGCAGACCCTGACGCTGACCTACGACGAGGGCGCCACCCCGCCGGCCTTCACCAAGGACATGCGCGCGCTGGCCTGGACGCCGACGGGGACGCTCTGATGGCCGCCCGCACGTCGACGACGCTCACGGGCGCGGTGCAGGCGCTCGTCGCGAAGCAAAATCAGATCGTGCGGACGGGCGTCGTCACCGAACTGCGCGTCGACGGCAGCGTCTACTGCCGGGTCGAGGGCCTCATCGTGCTCGTCCAGCCCGCGACAGACCAGCCGATGCAGGCCGGGATGGTCGTGCACCTGGTCAAGTCGACGGGCGGCAAATATACCCTGCTAGGGGGGCCGTGACATGGCGAGCGGCGACAGCCCGAACCTGACGGCCGCGATCACCGCGGCCCTGGACTACATCCTGGGCAAGCGCAAGGTCCCCTTCGTCAAGACGGAGCCGGTGCAGGCCGTCCTGGGCGACGGCGACGTGCTGGTGGGCGGCGACGCCCTCCGCACCAGCGGGGTGGCGAAGGGCATCGAGGCCGGCGACCAGGTGCCCGTCCTCTACAGCCGCCCGCCGGGGGCCACGACGCGGACGCCGCGGCGGCGGCTCGTCCTGAAGCACGAGGCCCGCCGTGGGATGCCCGTGCCGCCGCTCGGGGCGGTCACGGACCCCCTCGTCGAGGAGATCTTCATCCACCAGGTGGACGGGACGGTCTGGTTTCGCAACGCGCGCACCGTCCAACCCCTCCGCATGGCCGGCGCGACGGGCGGCGGCCCGGCCCCCACCGTGCGGGAGTTCATGGACGCGCGGACGAGCGACCTCTTTCCGGGCTTCGACTTCGTGCAATGGGGCACGGACGGCGCGTCGTTCGTCGCGCGCTGGGCGGGGCCGTCCGACACCTACAGCGTGTTCACGCTGGCGCGCACGCCCAACAAGCCGCAAGGCGCGCGCGTCGGCGCGGTGAGCTACGTGCGGACGGAGCACCCGTGGGACAAAGAGCCGCTGCTGCTCACGCTGACGGGCACGGCGACCGGCACGCGCACGCGCACCCGCCTGACCGTGACCGAGGTCGCGACCGAAGTCACGACGCCGCGCGCGTGGCCGGAGACTTTGAGCGATGCGGGCCATACGCCGGTCCCCGCCGACGGCCTGGGCCTGCTCGGCGCAGACGTGGACGTGACCGACGCGCGGACGACAACGGTGGGGGATGATCCCCAGAACCCCGCGAGTTATGCCGTGACGGCGACGTGGCCGGTGCGGCTGACCGAAGCCCGGTTTGCGCCCTACGGGCCGCCGCTGTTCAAGCAGCCGAGCGCCCACATGCTCGGCGTCACGCTGAACGACGCCCATGACCTGATCTATACCGTGACCGTCGACCTGTGGGCGGTCACGACGCCGATCCCCACGGGCGTCGTCGCGCCGGGCGTCGCGAGCACCGTGCGCCTGGAGCCCGACGAGCGCCACCTGTTCCTCATCAATGGCACGACGGGCACGGTGCTGTGGAAAACGGCGGTCGACGCCACGCTCACCGATACCGTGCGCAACCTGCTCGCCGTGGGCAGCGCGACGGTCGACCGCGTCCCGGTCACCACCGACACCACGCAGACGCGGACCTTCGATCCGTCCCGCTGGCCCGCCGGGCGCTGGGCCCCGTTCGAGGGGGGCGTGTGGGAGTTCCTGCCGGTCGCCATGGCGACCGCTCCCGACGGGTACGAGGGCACGGTCCACACGGGCACCATCGGCGGGGCGGGGCTGGGGGGCGTCAGCTTCGGCACCGGGGCGTTTGTCGACCCCGCCGTGACCCCCTTGACGACGCCCACCGTGGCCTGGGCGGCGGAGCGCACCTATGCGCGCGCGGACGTGTGCGTCGATCCCGCCCTGCTCGCGGCCCTGGGCGAGGCGCCCATGGGCCCGGACCTGACCAAGCGCTGGTTTGCCACGCGCGACGAGACGCTGGTCTATCGGGGCCAGTACCCCGGGCCCAGCACCGCGCTGACGCACATGAACGGGCACGCCAGCGACGCCAACCTCGGGGACGGCTACTACTCGGACTCGGCCGACACGCTGGCCGCCAGCTACTACAACGCGCATCTGACCGTGACCCAACACGAGACCATCACCGAGCGCACCACGGGAATTGCCTTCTCGGGCTTCTACGTGCCCGGGCGCCTGCGGCCCGCCACGCCCGGCCAGGCGCCCACGCTGGCCCTCGGGCGCGTCATTCTGCTCGCGTTCAAGTCCTACACGCCGACGGGCGCGGGCCTCGCCCGAAGCTGGATGAGCGCCTGGTCCGTCGACCTGGATACGCACAAGGTGGTGCCGCTGGCCGCGGGCGGGACGGCCGAGAGCGGCTGGTGGGTCGAGCTGCGTCGGTTCTCCTCGCCCGAGCAGCGGGTGTTGAGCGCGAGCCTGTCCCACGCGCTGTGGTATCGGTCGTATCAGCCCCTCGGCGCGGCATTCAGCGAGCAGTGGCGCGAGGCGCTGCTGTCGAACCTGACGACGGGGGCCACGCGCCGCATCGCGCTGGTGACGCACGCCGACGACACGCCGACGAATCCGAAGCGCCTCGTGCTCGACGAGTTTCTGCCCGAGGACCCGGACCCCGCCCATGCGGGCACCCCGAGCCACGCCGGGGAGCGGTACTGGCACCTGCTGCGGCCCGACATGCTCTACACGCGCGACGCGCCACCCCCGGCCGAGCGGGCCCTCCGCGCGCTGACGTATCCGCCCGTGCCCCGGCCCGGGGCGCTCGCCGATGGCGGGCGCTTTATCGTCGCCTGGGACGCGAAAGGGCTGCCGACACTCGACCCCACCACGAAGTTCTACCCCGAGGTCGACGCCACGCTGACGCCGAAGGGCAAGCTCGTCAGTCTCGCGCCCACGGCGCCGGGCGTGCCCGGGCTGGTCGAGGTGGAGCGGGGCGCCACGCTGCCGCGGACGGGGGGTGTCGAGCGCCGGGCCACCCAGGGGCCCTCGCTGCAGACCATCCGCCCCGAACGCTAGGGAGAGGGCGACCCCATGCCGCCAGCGCCCCGCCTCGTCGCCGACTTCTTCGACCGCCCCGACGGCCCCCTCGCGACCGACTGGACGGTGCCCCTCGGGGGGTACGCGATCCACCAGGGGGCCGCCGAGACCTGGCCGCGCCCGGGCCTCCACGTCGCCCTCCGCCTGGACGTGGCGACGGCGGACCAGACGGTCCGGGCGCGCTTCACGTGCGGCGACGTGGCCCAGGGGCCCCGCTTCGGCCTGCTGCTCCGCTATCAGGACCCCTTGAACTTCCTGACCGTCTACCGCCAGGCCGGCGGGAGCCCGCTCGTCCGCATCGCCGAGGTCGTCAACGGGCGGGAGCAGGTCCTCCGGGCGGCGCGGGTGGCCAACCCCACGCCGCACGTGCCGTTCGCCCTGGAGGCCGAGGCCCTCGGCGCGGCCGTGTCGCTGACGCTGAACCAGGTGCAACTCGCCGCGGCGGTCGGCCAGGTGTGCACGGGGGCCGTCGGCTTCTTCGTCCTGACGCCGGGGGCCTCGACGGTGCAGCACCGCGTCGCCACCTTCGCGGCGGAGGCCGGGTGACGGCACGTGGAATAGGGGCCCGCCGCGGCCGGGCCGCTATGCTAGGGGCGGCACCGCGACCGCAGCGCCCAGGGGACGGCCCGAGGTGAGCCGACGACGGGAGACGAAGCCAGACGACGCGCCGCCCAGCGCGGTCCGCCGCGCGATGACGCGCACGCCGCCGCCGGCGCCGCGGGGCACCGTCACCGTCCCGCCCCACGGCCAAGGGGTGGACTTCCTGGGGAATCCCGTCATCGATCCGACCGCGAACGTCATTGCCCTGAACGAGGCGGCGGTGCGCCGCCAGGACGACCTGCGCGAAAAGGACCGGGAAATCTCGGACCTCCAGCACGCGCACACCAAGGAACTGCTCCTGCTGCGCGCCCAGCTTGAGACCCAAATCGCCACCATGCGCGAGGACTTCCAGAACAAGCTCCTGCACGCGGAGGCGGGCCGCCTGGACAGCATCCGCCAGGTCGACCGCGAGGACGTGGCGAAGGCCACGACGGCGGCCAACCTGGCCATCTCGACGCTCGCGGCGCAGACGACGGACGTGGCCACGACGCTCCAGAAGCAGGTCTCCGACACGGCCCTGGCGGCGGAGGCGCGCAGTTCCGCGCAGTACAACGACACCACCAAGCGCCTGCAGGCCATCGAACTCGCGCTGTCCGAGGGCAAGGGGAAGCAGACGGTCGTCGACCCGCAGATGGATAAGCTCCAGGGGCTCGTCGAGGCCATGGCGCGCACGCAGTCGACGAACACCGGCAAAAGCGAGGGCATCTCCTCGACGGTGGCGATCCTCCTCGCCGTGGGCGGGCTCATCGTCGCCCTGATCGGCGCGCCGCTCATGGCGCGGCTCACGGCGCCGACGCCGCAAGTGATCTATGCCCCGCCGTCGCCCGGCGGCTTCAACCCGAGCGGCGGCGGCACCGAGACGGACACGCGGTCGACGACCCGCCCGCGATGAAAGGCCGCGCATGACCCTCCGTGAATCCATCCAGACCGTCACCCTGCAAGAGATCGCGCTGCACGTGCTGGCGTTCATCAGCGGGTTTTCGGGCGCCTACCAACTGAACCGGACGGCGACGTGGTTCGAACTCGCGATGGGCGGCGTGTACGGCTTCGTTGTCGCCGCGACGATGTACTCGGTGACCAACCCCCGGCTGCACCCGAAGTCACCGGAGGCCATCCTGGAGTACGTCAAGACCAGCCCGGACCTGGCCCCGGAAGTCAAGGCGGCGGTGGCCCCGGTGCTGGCGGTGGAGATCATGGCGCGCTGGAACGCCTCGCAGGCGTACGCCTCGATCAAGGAACCGACCCAGCAGGAAACGAAAGACCGGATCGCGGACCTGCAAAAGCAGATCGGACCGAAGGGGCCGTGAGGGGGCCAGGCGACGGTGGACTAAGGTCCCCTGTTGCCGGGCCCCCGCGTCGGGTCTACTGGTGGCACCACTCCGCCTTCAACCCGCCCGACTGGGCGAAGGAGAACCCCGCCATGCGTCGACTCCTCCTGCTCCCCGTGCTGCTGGCCCTGGCCTTCATCGTCGTCGGCTGCGCGTCGCTGTCGACGCCGCCGGCCCCGACGGCCGACGACCGCCTGCTGACGCTCGCCACCGGCATCGTCACGACCCAGGCCGACTATGTGGCCCTGAGCGCGGCGAACAAGGTCACGCCCGCCGAAGTGACGGCCTGGAACGCCTACGTCGCCGGCGCCAAGACGGCGCTCCCCGCCCTCACGACCCAGTGGCGCGCCGTCCGCAGCGGCCCGGACGCGGCCGCCCGCGCGACCGTGGACGGGCAGCTTGCCACCCTGGAGTCGCGGTATGTCGCCCTCCGCTCGGTGGTGGATTCTAAAAAGTGACGCCCTCACCGAGGTCGGGCCAGATCGCGGGCGCGGCGACACTGGCGGCATGCGCGACTCTGGTTCCTGGGGCTCCGGTAGATGTTCTCCGAGGAGTACTCGTGTCCTCGCGGGCAGTGGGTGATGGCGGCCAACCGGAGACAAGAAGCACGCCCTTTCGACAGCGCATCCGCGAGGTTGTCGGCGTCGGTCCCGCTGAACAAGTGGGAGGGGTTCACGCAGGCGGGCCTATCGCATCGGTGGAGCACAAGGAGTTCTTCGCTGCCGCCGTGCAGGGCAAAGCTATATCGGTGCGCCAAGACAGTGCCCCCGTGCTTTCCTGGCCGACCAAGCCGTCCGTAGCCGCCTCGGTCTTGCGCCCCCATCCAGAGCCAGCACGACGTGCCGAGGACGGGATGCAGGGGGCCGTTCCTATCGACCTTCGCCCAGAAGCGCTCCGACATTGGACGCCGTGCGTGGCCCGCCATCGCCCGGACAACCTAGCATAGGAGGCCCCTATGAGCATTGCCGCGATCCTCGGTGCGCTCCAACTGATCGGCCCCGCCATGAAGCTGCTCGGCGAGGGGTATACCACGATCCGTCCGATGGCCCTCAACGCCTACGCCGCGCTGCTGGACATGTGGAAGGACCTGCTCGGCCGCCTGAACGACCACCCCGCGGCGACGCCCGCGCAGAAGGCCGCCGCGCAGGCCATGCTCGACATGAGCGTGGACCAGGCGCTCGCGGTGCTGGCCGACCTCCCGCCCGTCCCGATGCCGCCCCTGGCCCCGCCGCCCACGGCGGAGCGGCGGACCCGCTCGTGAACCAGGCGGGGCGGGGCCAGCCCGGGCGGCCGGTGACGCCGGCGCCGCCCGCGCGCCGGTCGAACATCGAGATCGCCCTGGACCTGGCCGACTACTGGCGCCTCAAGTGCGTGAGTCTGCTGGAGGAGAACGTGCGGCTCCGCGAGGACAACCAGTACGCGCGCGGCCTGCGGCGGGTGGCATGAGGGCCGAGGCGCTCGCGGGCCTGCTGCTGCTCCTGGGCGCCCTCGCCACCCCGGCGGTGGCCCCCGCGGCGCCCGCCCGGGTGGCCGCGGCCCCGGTCGGCGTCACCCTGGACGGCGTCGTGCGCGTGCTCCACGTTGACGACGGCCACGGCGGCGGCCACTACGTCTACAGCGTCTGCCCCGACACGGGCGGCTGCTTCGTGTTCCGCCGCACCACGGCGGCGGACACGCGCTTTCAGTCCGGGGACCGCGTCCGCATCACGCGCGAGCCGGGCCCGAAGTGGACCGTCGTCCCGCTCGTCCAGCGCGCCGGCGGCGCCGCCCAGACGCTCGGCCTCGTCGGGGGCACGCACGCCGTCGTGCTGATCCTGCTCGACTACGCCGACAAGCCGAACCTCGCCCGCTCCCCCGCCGCCGTCGCCGGAACTGCGGCGGAGATCACGCGGTTCTATCGCGAGGTCTCCTACGGCGCCCTCGACATGGCCGTCACGGCGGTCGGGCCGTTCGCCATCGCGGCCACGTCGGGGGCCTGCGACTACTGGGGCAACGCCAGCAAGGCCGACGCGGCGGCGCGCGCGGCCGGCGTGGACCTGTCGCGCTACATGCACAAGCTCTACGCGCAGCCGTCGAGCGCCGCGTGCCCCTGGGCTGGCCTGGGCACCGTCGGCGGCAACCCGTCGAGCGCGTGGATCAACGGCTCGACGGCCTACGCCATGCTGTCGCTCCACGAACTCGGGCACAACCTCGGCTGGTGGCACTCGCACTCGATGCAATGCGGCACGGTCCCGCTCAAGGCCTCGGGCTGCGCGACGAGCGAGTACGGCGACACCGCCGACGTGATGGGCGGCGCCGCGCTCCACCCGAACGCGGCCCAGAAGAAGATCGCCGGGTGGGTGCAGCCGCGCGTCGTGACGGCGGGGACCTATCGCCTGCTGCCCTACGAGACGAACGCGAGCGCCCTGGAACTGCGGCGCACCGGCACCGGGGACGCCCTCTACCTGGAGTACCGCGGCGTCAACGCGGGGAACACCATCCCGGGCGGGACGCTGGTGCATCTGCAGACGGGCGGCAGCAGCAACGGCATCTTCCTCCTCGACATGACCCCGGGCGTGGGCGCGCCGGGCTCCCCGCTGCCCGTCGGCGTGCCCTGGACGGACCCGGTGAGCCAGATCACCGTCGAGGTGCGGAGCGCGTCGCCGAGCGCGGGGGCCGAGGTTGTCATCGGCGGCGCCGTCGCCCCGCCCCCGCCGCCGCCGCCACCCCCACCGCCGCCCCCGCCGCCGCCGGGCAGTGCGGACGTGACGACGCCCTTCGTGCACCGCGGCCTCGCCGGCGCCAGGTACGAGGTCGACGTGCCCGGCTACCGCTGCGCGCGCCTGTGGGGCGGGACCAGCGGCCTCCGCATCTCCCGCCTGACCGGCACGACGCTGGTGGTGGCCACCCCGCTCGGCGCCCTGGCGCCGGTGCCGAACCCGACGAAGTGCCCGCTCGGCACCACGCCGTGCCCCGCGGGCTCGACCTTCACGCTCCGGTGCGAGGTCACGGCCAGCACGGTGACGCTGTCCCTGGACGGCGTCGTGCGCGCGTCCGTGCCACGCTGACAACAGGGGGACTCCATGGCACCCGTGCCCATGATCCTGATGGTGTTCGCGTTCGTCTGCTTCGTGCTCGCGACGATGCCGCCGATCCAGCCCTACTGGAACCGCCTGGTCGCCGCGGGCCTGGCCTTCTGGTCGCTGGTGATTGTGCTGGGGTATAGCGGGGTGCTGGGCAAATGAACATTCTCTGGGTCCTGCTCATCGTCGTCCTGCTCTTCGCGGTGCCGGGCTGGCACTACGGCGGCCCGGTCCTCGGCGGCGGCGCCGTCGGCCTCGTCGTCCTGATCCTCGTCATCCTGCTTGTCACTGGCCGCCTGTAGGCTGCACTATGCGGGGGAGGACCCTATGGACATCCACGTCTATCACCACGTCAAGTTCGAGCCCCCCTTGCCGCCGACCACCGAGCAGCTAGAGGCCCTGCGCCTGGTGCTCGTCGACCTGGTCGGCAAGATCGACGCCCTCGGCACCGACCGTGCGGCCCTGACGGCGCTGTCCGAGCAGATGGCCGCGACGACCGCCCGGTGGACGCAGGCGGCCGACGCCGCCACCCAACCCTAACCCCTCCGAAGGGAGACACCACTATGGCCCAGGCCGACATCGACCGCTTGAAGACCTCCGTCACCGGCATGACCAACGCGGGCAACGCCGTGGAGGCCCTGATGCGCGGGTTCGCGCAGCAGGTGCGGGACGCGGCGAACGACCCGGCGGCCCTCCAGGCGCTCGCCACCGAGATGGACAGCAAGGCGACGCAGTGGGCGCAGGCCGTCACCGACAACACGCCGGGCGGGGGCACCCCGGACCCGAACAACCCGCAGGCGCAGCGCAACCGCTAGCTCCGACAGGTCGGCGGCCCCCGCGTCGGGCCCCGTCGAGGGCAGTCCACCGCCTCGGCGGGCCGCCTTCCCGGCGCGCGGGTCGTCGGCCGCCGTGCCCATGCCGAACCCCGGCGGATTCCGCGAGGCGCCCAGTGTGCGCGACGTGCGCCCGCCGTGTCAGATGACGCTCCCCGACCGCGGCCCCTTCGAGTTCCCCGCGCCCTACGGCACGCTCGGCATCCGCCTCACCCACCCGTCGGACATGGCCGGCCAGGACGCGCTGTGGGACGTGGGTTACTCCTACTGGCGCCGGATCAACGCGCACGCGGGCCTGAGCCATCTCCTGGTGCTGCTCGGCATCGAGCGCAACCGTGGCGGCGCGGGACCATCGCTCTACAAGGTCGACAAGGCCAGCGGCCAGGTGGAGCCGCTCGGGCCGGTGTTCCCCGCGTCGCATCCGCTGTCATGGCAGACGGCGGAGAACTGGTATTGGCACGCGACGGACCCCTACCTCCTGTTCGCCATGGACGACGAGCATCTCTACCGCGTCGACGTGCTGGACCGGGCCGTCACGACGGTGGTGGCCGCCGTCGACATCACGCCCTACCGCGCGCTGTCGAAGCGCCTCCGTCAGTGGCACAGCAGCGCCGACGGGCGGGTCCATAGCGCGACGGTGAAGGAGGCCGTCGAGCCGAACGCGGCCATCGGGAGCCTCGTCTACTACGAGGGGCGCCCGCCCGAGACGGCCTTCGTGTTCCTCCCCGCCCGGGGGCCCTACGACGAGTGTCAGCTTGACAAGAGCGGGCGCTACCTGGTGATCAAGGAGAACGTCGACGGCCTGGAGGGCGAGGACAACGTCATCGTGGACCTCTGGGCCGGGACCCAGCGCGTGCTGACGGACCCCAAGGGCGCGGGCGGCCACTCCGACCTGGGCTTCGGCTACATGGTCGCCGCCGACAACTGGAACGGCCAGCCGAACGCCGTGCGCCTCTGGATGCTCGACGAGGCCCAGGCGCCGCAGGGGCGCGTCGTCTACGAGGGGGCGAACTGGAACGCTGACCTCAACCACATCAGTCACGCCAACGCGCAGCCGGGTGGCCCCGACGGCCAGTTCGTGGTGGGCTCGGGGGCCAACCGGAAGCGCCAGCCCCGCAACAACGAGATTCTCGGGTTCCGCCTCGACGGCCAGTGCGAGGCCGTAGTGATCGCGCCGAACCTGGTGGACCTGGACGCCCCGGGCGGGGGCGACGACTACCGCAAGCTGCCGAAGGGCAACCTGGATGCGACGGGCGAGTGGTTCGTCTGGACGGCGAACCACGGGAGCGACCGCCTCGACGCCTTCTTGGTCCGCGTGCCCACGGGGCTGCTCCTGGAGACCCGCTGATGGCCGGCCTCCTCCCGCTGCCCCCGCTGGCCGACCCGCGGACCTGGCCTGGCCTGCTGCTCTACGCGGCGACTGTCCTGCTAGAGGCCGAGTCGGAGTCGCCGCGTGGCCAAGTGGCGGTGGCGTGGGTCATCCGCAACCGGATGGACGCGCAGGGCGACGGCATCGTCCAGGTGTGCCTCGCCCCCCGGCAGTTTAGCGCCTGGAACGCCGACTACGCCGGCCCGCGCGCGGCGCGCCTGGCGGCCATCGCGCCGGCCTCGTGGGAGGCGGCGTGGCGCGCGGCCAGTCTCGCCTACTGGCGCCTGGAGGCCGACCCGACGGGCGGGGCGCTGTTCTATCTCAACCCCGCGGCGACGCGCGCGGGGCGGCGCCTGGGCGACCTGCCCGCGTGGTACGACGCCGCCCGCGTGACGCTGGTCGAGGGCCGGCACGAGTTCCTGGTGGCATGAAGAAGCCGCCCCCGCCGCCGCCCCGCCGCGGGGTCGCCCCGCCGCCGCCGCCCGCGCGCGAGGCCCCGCCGCATGGCCCGCTCTGCGCCTGCGTCTTTCATCGGGCCGAGCGCGCGCGTCTTGCGCGGGCCGCCAAGCCGACGTAGGCTCGTTGTCGCTGGTGGCGCCTGGGCGCCACCCTTGCGAGGGCAGGCAGCGGCGGGGCCGATCACAGGCGGCTCCGCCGTGTCGCCAATCTCCATGTTGACATATCGACAACAAGAGCGCACTATGGGGACATGAAGAACACACGCAGCACCCGGCAGGCGGCAGCCAAGACCACCATCTGGACGCGCCCAGCGACCCCAGCGGGCAAGTACCGCGCGACCCTGATGCCCCACGGCGAGGGCTGCGACTGCCTCGACTGCCCCCGCCCATTCGCGCACGCTCGTCTAGTGGAAGGCCCCTTCCAAGGCGCCCGCTTGGTCGAAGGGCCCTTTCCGCACGCGCGCCTGGTCTAGGGCCCCACCGCCCTTGACACGCTGACAATCAGGGCGCACGATGGCGCCCTCGCCTGAGTAGTCGCGCGTCGGGACAGGCGACCCGACAGAAAGGGCAGGTCCCCCGGTGACACCCAAGGCAGAGGCCCTGCACGCCCTGGCGACCGCGAAGGCCGCCCTGGACCGCCCCCTCGACGCGATGGCCCTGTTCCTCCTCCGTCAAACCCTGGACTTCGCCACGGCCCGCGTCCAGATGCTCACCGTCGCGCGCCCGAAGCGGAAGCCGCCACCCCCAACACCCGAGGTCCCGCCGCCATGATCGGCCAGGTGGTCGGGCGCTGGACGGTGCTGTCGCGGGCGGCACCTGAGAAGCGGCGCAAACAGGTACGATGGCTCTGCCGATGCGCGTGTGGGACCGAGTCGCTGGTCCAGCACACTCATCTCATCCGAGGCCTCTCGCGTTCGTGTGGATGCGCCACCATCGAGAGGTCGACCCGTCACGGGCACAGCCGAGAGCACGCCAAAACAGCCGAGTATCAGACATGGGAACGGATGGTCCAGCGATGCACCAACCCGCGCAACAAGTCCTACGCGAACTACGGCGGGCGCGGCATCTCCGTCTGCCCTGACTGGCGCGACTTTTCCGCCTTCCTTCGGGCCGTAGGGCCCCGCCCCTCCGCCCAGCACTCCTTGGACCGATACCCGGACCAGAGCGGCCCGTACGCGCCAGGGAACGTCCGATGGGCGACCACGCGCGAGCAGGGGCAGAACAAGCGAACCAACCGACTCCTGACCCTGGGCGAGGAGACGCACTGTCTCACCGAGTGGGCCAGGCGTCAAGGCCTACTCGTGGCCACCATCCGGCACAGGCTCACCCGCGGCTGGTCTGTCGCCGATGCCCTCACAGTCGCCGTCAGGAGCAGGAGCATGAAGCCATGACCGAGGAGAACGGCGGGACGATGCCAGCCAAGCGAGACGCCGTCGAGGTCGCGCTCGGCGAGAGCGGATTCTCCGTTGCGGGCCTGAGCGAGGTGTTTGTCAAGAGCGGGTTCTTCCCCGACGTGAAGGCCCAAAGCCAGGCCATCGTGAAGATGCTCTACGGGCAGGAGTTGGGCCTCAAACCCATCCAGGCCATGCTGTCCATCCACATGGTCGAGGGGCACCCGGAGGTCGCGGCCGTCACCCTCGGGGCCATCATCAAGCGGTCGGGCAAGTACGACTACCGCATCCGGGAGCATACCGCCGACGTGTGCGAGATCGAGTTCTTCGAAGTGGTCAACGGCAAGCGCGAATCGCTGGGCGTGTCGCGCTACGAGCAGGCCGACGTTGTCATGGCCGGGTTGAACCGCGCGAACAGCCCCCACGTGAAGTTCCCGCGCAACATGAAGTTCTGCCGTGCGATGAGCAACGGGGTGAAGTGGTTCTGTCTGGAGGCGGTGGGCGGGGTGCCCGTCTATACCGAGGGCGAGTTAGGGGACGCGCGGGCCCCCGCGGGCGCGGACGAGGTCGCCGCCACCACGGCGGCGCCGGCGACGGACGGCTTCATGCCGCGCGCGGTGGACGAGCCCGACCTGACGGCGCCGCTGGCCGAGTCGATCCGCCAGGCCCAGGAGCGCAAGGCGACGACGGAGACGGTCATCCTCGACGCGCCGTCGGGCACCGGGAAGGGCCTCGCGCTGGTGAGCCGGGCGCCGGTCGACGACGACCCGCCGCCCGCCCCCGAGCCCGAGCCGGCCCGCACCCAGTTCACCATCAACGGACAACTGTTCGAGACGGCCGGCATGACGCAGGAGCATATGCTGGCCTACTTCCGCCTGTCGCGCCTCGTCGACAAGGTCAAGAAGGGGGAGACGAAGCGCATCCTCCTGGCGGAGTTCGGGCAGACGACCAGCACGGCGCTGGACGCCGAGCAGGCCGAGCGGTTCATCATCCGGTTGAAGGAGGTCGCGGGGGAACTGTGATCGAGATTGACGGCGTCGCCTACCCGAGAGTCAGCGAGATTCTGACCGCGACGGGTTTGGGCTGGACCGGCTGGAGCCAGGGCCCGAGCCGGGAGCGCGCGGCGGCCCTCGGCACGGCGGTGCACAAGGCGTGCGAACTGGACGCCGCGGGGCGCCTCGACGAGGCCAGCGTCCACCCCGAGGTGCGACCGGGCCTGGACGGCTACCGCGCCTTCGTGCGCGAGACGCAGCACAAGGCCATCGCCAGCGAGCACCGTCTGCTCCATCCGGCGTGGGGATATGTCGGCCACTTGGATCGCGTGGGAACCCTGGGCCGCCTGCCGACGGTCCTCATCGACTGGAAGTTCACCGACCACCCAGACCTGTGGGCGGCCCGCTTCCAACTCGCGGCCTACTGGCGCCTGTGGAACGACACGCACCCTGAGGCCCCCGTGTCCTCGGTGTTCGTGGTCCAGCTTCGGAAGAACGGCACCTTCGCCCTCCACGACCTGACGGCCGAGGCCCAGGCCGCCGAGCAAACCTTCTTCGCCGCCCTCCTCGTTTACAGGGCGCTCCAGGATCGAGGCACCCATTGACCCCACCCGCCCCCGAGGCCCTCACGCCCCTGCCGCCCGTCGCCACCGGGCTCGCCAAGCAGGGCGAGACCATCAGCGGCCAGGCCGCCGCCGTCGAGATCACCACCGCCGACAGCTACCGGCAGGCCGGGGCGCTGCTGCGCGCCATCAAGGCGGGCGAGAAGCAGGTGGACGAAATCTTCGACCCCATCGTGCGGGCGGCCCATGCCGCGCACCGCATCGCCGTCGCCCAGAAGAAGCTCGTCCGGGACCCGTTCGAAGAAGCGGAGCGCGACGTGAAGGCGAAGATGGACGCCTGGGATGAGGCCGAGCGCGCCCGGGCCAAGGCCGCCGCCCGGGACGCCGCCATCCTGGCGCAGCGGGCGAGCGAGGAGGCGCAGATGCGCGGGGCCCTGGCGCTGGAGGCGGAGGGCAAACCCGAGGCGGCCGCCGCGGTCCTGGCCGGCCCGCCGCCCATCGTGTTCACCCCGTCGGCGGTGCGCCCGCCCGTCCGCGTCGAGGGCATCTCGACCCGGGAGGCGTGGGCGGCGGAGGTCGAGAACCTGTGGGCGCTGATCCAGGCCGTCGCCGCGGGCGCGCAGCCGGTCGAGGCGCTGCTGCCGAACCAGCAGTTCCTCGACGCCCAGGCGCGGGCGCTCAAGGGGCACCTGGCCATCCCCGGCGTCAAGGCCGTGTCCCGGACCGTCCGGAGCGTGTCGGCATGATCGAGCCGAGGACGCGATGACGCCCGAGATCGCGGCGGCGCTGGAGCGGCTGGGCCGAGCGCAATTAGCCATGCCCTTCTCGTGCGGCGCGCAGTACGACGCCGACCTAGCCCTCGTGGCGGCGCACGTGGAGAAGTTGGAGGCGCTCCCGTCGCCCGCACAGGCCGAGGCCGCAGGGATGAAGTGGATGGCCCGTTCAGAAGCGGCCGAGGCGCGGGAGGCCGCGCTGCGGAAGGAACGCGACACCTACTGGGAATACACGTCCCACCGGCCATCGTGCGCGAGCTTCCCCGCTTCCGATGATCCGTGTACGTGCGGCTACGATGCCCTGCTCACCCCCACCAAGGAGCCCGCATGAAGCTGCCCGAGCGCGACGTAGGCCGCTCGCGCCCACCGACGCGGCGGGGGCGCGGGGCGAAGCGCCGGCGTGACCGGGCCCGCCTCTGGAACCGCACGCCGAAGCCTGCCGCGACCGACAGAGGCCGGGCGGCGACATGAGCGGCGAGGTCCTGGCCTACGGGCTGCTGCTCCTGACGTGTCTCGTGGCGCTCGTGGTCGCCCTGCTGATCCACCCATGATGTGCCCATGCCCGCGTCTCGTCAGTGGACCGGCCTACTACCGACATGCCCCTCGCTGTCCCGTCGCGGCCGGTGTGCCCCGCTACGAGATCATGGGCGCGTACGGTATCTCTCGCCGCCATGTGCAACGCATCGGGCGTGGCGTCACGCGGTGGACGGCCACATGAGCGCGATCATCCTCGACACAGAAACGACCGGCCGAGGGCCAGGCGCGCGGCCAGTCGAGATCGCCTGGCTACGTCTCAAGGACATTGCGACGCTGGAGGTTGTCGAGGAGTTCTATTCCCGCTACAACCCCGAGAAACGCATCGACTTCGGAGCGATGGCCATCCACCACATCACCGACGCAGACGTGCGCGACTGTGAACCCTGGACGACGTTCAAGCTGCCCGAGGGCACCGAGTATGTCATCGCGCACAACGTCGACTTTGATATTGCCGTCATCGGATCGCCGCCCGTGCGGCGCATCGACACGCTGGCGCTGGCGCGCTACTGCTGGCCGGACATGGGCGAGACGGACAGCTACAGTCTGGGCGCGCTGCTGTACGCGCACGCCCCTGAGGTCGCCCGCGCGACGCGCGCCGAGCACGGGCACGGGGCGCGCACCGACGTGCGGCACTGTCACATAATCCTGGCCGAGATCCTGCTGGCCATCGAGGCGGCACAGGAGCAGGCCGACGCCCGCGACGAGCGCATCACCGACTGGCGCACGCTGTGGCGCTGCTCGGAGGCCGCGCGCATCCCGGTCGTGCTGCCCTTCGGCAAGCACCGCGGCCAGCGGTTCGCGGACGTGCCCCAGGACTACCTGCGCTGGCTCCTTCGCCAGCCCGACCTTGACCCCTACGTGCGGATCGCCGCCGAGGGCAACCTGCGACAGGGAGGCCTCCGATGAAGGGCAAACCCACGCCCGTGCTGGCCATCGACATCCGGCTCACGCGCACCCCGTTCACCCCGCGCCTGGCGCGGCAGGCCGCCCTGGCCCAGGCCATCGCCGACATGCTGCGGATTGGCGCGGTGCCCGTCCCGAACGCCCGCTACAGCGTCGTCATCAAGCGTCGCCCGTGACGCCCCCCGCCGTCGAGGCCGCGCTGCGGGCAGAGTGGGCGCGCGTCCGCGGGACCGAAGCCATCGCCGGCCACCTGGGCCGCGCCTGGCCGCTGCTGGCCGCGGCGGCCTACGGCACCTGGGAGGCGGAGCGGGCGACCTATGCGGCGATGGCCGAGTTCCTGCTGCGCGAGCGGGCCAAGCTGGACGACTACGACCGCCTGGCCGCGGCGCTGACGGACCTGCTGGGCGCCCTCGACACCTTCGGCCGGGCCGCGCTCGGCGACGGCGTGCCCGACCTACCGCGTTTGCATCGGACCTACACGCACGCCCGGGCCGTCCTGGCGGGGGCGACCGCGACAACCGCTTGACGGTTGTTGTCAGTCGAGCCTATTGTCACATCGGCGGGCGGGATCGCGGCCGGCAGGTCGCACCCTAAGCCTCGACGGGGGAGCCTTTCCTCTCTACGTAGGGGCCCCGCCTTATCTTCCCAACCCGCAGCCCTGAAAGGAGGGCGCCTGATGAGCGCCACGACCCCACCTTCCGCAATCGGCATCACGACCACCATCCGCATGCGTGGATACTTCTGGGCCGAGGACGAGGTGTTCGACCAGCCGGTCAGCATCTACGCCAAACTCACCTACCTGTACCTCAAGCGACGCGCCGACGCGGGCGGCATGTCCTGGCCGTCCATCCGGTCCATCGCTTCCGCCGTCAGTTCTTCAACGCGGCAAGTACAGCGGGCGCTGGCTGAACTCGTCCAGGCCGGTATGCTGCACGCCGACTCTGGGAAGGCCGAGGGCCGACCGAACACCTACGTTGTCAACTCGGTCCGTCCGCGTGACGCCGAGCCGGACGACGAGTCGAGGAGGGAGGCGCGCCCCCCAGGCGCGAGGCCACGCCCCCCAGTCATGGGCAGGTATGACAGGCAGGCGGACAAAGGAATACTCACCACAAGGAATACTCAGGAAGGAATACCTCTTCTTTCGCCCGACGATAAAATCGCGGGCGAACCCGGCGGGCAGGCACCCCCTCCAGGCGCTTCGACGACCACGGCAACGGCCACCCCCGCGACGAAGAAGGTCGAGACGGACGACGAGTGGCGCCTGGGCCTGCTGACCGAGCCCGCCTTCGCGGGCGTCGCCGTCGAGCTTGAACTGGCGAAGGCCCACCGCTGGGCGAAACGGGAGGGGCGGAAGGCGACCCGGCGCTTCCTGGAGAACTGGCTCATGCGGGCGGACCGGACCGTCAAGGAGAAGCCGAACGGCGCGATAGGCGGCGCCATCGCTCGGGCCTGGGAGGGCCAAACCTACGGAAAGGTGGACCTATGAGCATGCGACGCAGCAGCGACGACGAGGACCCTGAACGCCTGGGGCACATCATGGAGCGCATCGGGCAGCACGTGGCCGCCGCGTCGCCCGAGATCGAGCGGGCGCAGGCGCGGGACCGCGAGGTCCGGGCGGCCATCCGGCTCCAGGAGCGCCTGCGGACCCTCGGCATCCCGGCCCTGTTCCACGAGGCCACGTTCGAGCGGGCCGCGGAGTTCCCCGCCATCCAGGCCGCGAAGGCGTTCGTGGGGTACGGCAACCACCGGGACCACAGCGACTGCGGGCGGGGGCGCGCCCTGGTGCTGGCCGGCAAGACGGGGCTCGGCAAGACCTACGCGGCGTGCGCGGCCCTGCGCTGGCTCGACTCGGGGCGCCTCTGGTACTTCCCGTCCCTGTGCGGGGCGCTGCTCGGGCCCGAGACGCGGCCGCGGGCGCTGGCCGAGGTCAAGACGCTCGACGTGCTGGTCCTGGACGACGTGGGCACGGAGTACGCCCCGCCCGGCGGCCTGATTCAGACGTTCTTCGACGAGATTGTGTGGCACCGTGAGGCCGAGCGGCTGCCGACGATCTTCACCACCAACCTGACGGTGGCCCAGATGCGCGAGCGCTTCTCGGACCGCATCGTCGACCGCCTCCGCGCCTGGGCGACCGTGGTGTCGGTGCCCGGGGAGAGCGAGCGGCGGCCCGGATAGGAGGCCCCATGGCGAAGCCGAAGCCGGCGGTCGGGCGACAAGGGGTAGGCCGGTTGCCCAGGCTACGGCATGGCCACGCCGCGTCCGGGGGCCAGGCCGCGACGCCGACTTATAGGTCATGGATGGCGATGCTGTCCAGGTGCCGGAACCCTAACGCCACGGGATTCAAGAACTACGGTGGGCGGGGCGTCACTGTCTGTAGCCGCTGGCTCGACTTCGGGCTGTTCCTGGCCGACATGGGGCCCCGCCCGTCGTTGGCGCACACGCTGGAGCGGTTCCACGGCGGCCTGGGGTACGAGCCAGGGAACTGCCACTGGGCGACGTGGATGGAGCAGGGGGCCAATCGGCGGGGCCTGACGCTGCTGTCGTTTCGAGGCAAGACGATGCACCTGTCGGCCTGGGCGCGTCGCGTCGGCCTGTCGAAGCAGGCGTTACGGTACAGAATCGAGGCGGGCTGGCCGCTGGAGTATGCGCTCGGTCGCGCCCCACGAAAGGGTGGTCGTCATGCCGACAAAGCGAAGCGCCCGGAAGCGCGTCAGCAATAACGGCGACAAGAAGGCGGCGGCGGGAAATGGCCGGCCAGCGTCCCCGCTTGACAAGGAGGAGCGCGTGCGACTGCCTGACGGCAGCACCGTCGCCAAGCACATCGCGCTGGACCGCGCCCTGTCGAAGCTGACGAAGCAGATGGGCGCCGAGTCGGTGGACTTCCTGGAGGCCGCCGACGCCGTCCTGCGGGACCGCCTGTTCGTGCGCCTGCACTACCAGAGCGCCGGCGACTACTTCTCCCAGCGGTTCGGCTACAGCTACGCCGCCCTCAAGAAGCGCCTGGACGTGCTGACCGGCTTGGCGCGGATCGAGCAGGCCGACGGCCGGAAGGAGCGCGTCGAGTGCCGGCGGGCGCTGGCCGAACTGGGCATCGCCAAGGCCGCCATCCTGGCCCCCGTCCTGGGCCTGGACGCCCAGGGCGTCATCCCCGGCACCAGCGGCGCGAAGGTCGACGACTGGCGCGCCTGGGTCAAGCGGGCGAAGGCGCTGTCCCTGGAGGACCTGCAGCGCGAGGTCAACCGGGTGCTGAACAAGGGCGGCGGCCCCAAGGACAGTGCGGGCGGCGAGGCGAAGCTGTCGGTGGACGCGGCGTGGTTTGAGCGGACGTTGAAGGCGCTGTCGCCCGACGTGGCGCCCGAGGTTCAGGAGGTGTTTGAGGCCGCCCGCGTGGCCTACGATACAGACTCGATGCTCTATGTGCTGGTGCTCTTCGTGAAAGGGATGGCGGTTGATGTCCGGACGGACGCCGAGAAGAAGGGATGGAAGCCGAGTCCAGAACGGACGCAGCAGGAGATCGCCGCCTTCATGGGCGACCTGGCCCGGAGCGAGGCGCAGTGATTATTCCGTTGACCAGGGGCCTCGTGGCGCAGGTAGACGAGGACGACGCCGCCCTGACGTTGGCCTATCGGTGGCACCCGCTCCGCGCGAGCAACGGGCGCGGGTGGTACGCGCAGGCAACTATCCCAGGGACGCAGCCACGACGACTCATCTACCTCCATAAACTGCTGATGCCTGGCTGCGCGATGGTCGATCACCGGAACGGAGACGGCCTGGACTGTCGACGTGAGAATATGCGGCCCGCCACCCCAAGCCAGAACCAAGCAAACAGTCGCGGGAAGCGCGGAGGAACGAGTCGATATAAAGGCGTCTGGTTGCACGCATGTCGGGCGACGTGGGCGCGGCCATGGGTGGCGGCCATCGTGGTTGATGGCCGCAAGATAAGCCTCGGCTATCACGCCACGGAGGAGGACGCCGCGCGCGCCTACGACACAGCGGCGCGGCGACTGTTCGGGGAGTTCGCGCGCCCGAACTTTGCGTCTGGCGAGCCGGCCTGATGGCCAAGAAGAATGCCAAACCCTAAGCGGGGCGAGATGGTCCCGTGCTCCTCGTGTGGCCGTGGGGTATATCGTCAGCGTTCAGCAGCTAGTCGTCGCTCGTTCTGTTCTCGGTCGTGCGCTAACCAGGGCCTCAGGAGGGAGCGAAGTCCATCGACTTGCGTAGACTGTGGCGCGCGGTTGACGGTGCGTCCGCATCGACTTCGCCGCAACCCAACCAGGCGGTGCATGGTCTGTTACCGAAAAACGGTGACAGGGCGCCATCGCCGCGGGGACGGCTACATTGCCGTCAAGGTGGAGCCGGGTCGGGGCGGCCGAAGAGTACTAGAGCATCGGCTTGTCATGGTCCGGGTCCTCGGGCGCTCGCTTCTGCCCCGCGAGGTAGTGCATCACGTTGATGACTCCTACGAGGGGCGCTCTGACAACCGCCCAGAGAACCTTCGGGTGCACGCGAGCGCTGGTCGCCATGCGCTTGACGAGGGGCACGTAGTCCGAGGCCCAGATGGGAAGTTTCGTAACCCTAAGCGGCGGCGGGCCTGACGTGCGGCGCTCGGGGCCCATGCGACGGACCGCGATGCGGCGCTCGGGGGCGCGCCTGGGCCGGGCGGCGGCGAAGCGCCGGGCCGCCGGCGGGCCGCGCGTCACGGGCCGGCCCGCGCTGTCCGTCAAGGGGTGGCGCGCGCTGCTGGGGCTCATCCTTGTGCGGGCCCGCGGTCGGTGCGAGTGGTGCGGGACACGCCTGGGCATCTTGGACCCGGAGCACGCGACCCCGACAGGGCGCGGGGGAGCCGATAGCTGGGACAACGTGTCCATAATTTGTCGCCCCTGCCACGACCTCAAGACGTTCGGCACCGTGGAGACCCAGAAGCTCGTCATCCACGCGCACGGCGACGGACGCTTCTACGGCAGGCTCTGGGGCCAAGGCCTAGTGGTCGAGGAGCGCGGCTTTGGCCGGCCACCAAGGCCCGACGAGGCCGCCATCCTGGCGACGCTGCGATGAGGCCGCGCGTCCGGGCGTGGTGGCAACTCGGCTGGGCCGTCCTCGGGCTGCTGGTCGTCGCGGGGATGCTCTGGCGCATGGGCTGGGGCCGCTCATGACCCCGCGCCTGGTCGTCCCCGACGCCGCGCTGGCGGCGACGCTGGCGACGCTGGGATGGGCGGCGGGTGTCTCCGCGCCGCGCCGCTCGGCCCACCAGCGCGCCAGCGCGAAGGGGGCGCGCGTCGAGCGCCTGGCCCGCCTGATGTTCGAGGCGATGGGGTGCCGGGTGGAGACGGCCCCCAAGGTGGTGGTCTGGATTCCGAAGAAGGACGCGCGCCCCGGGGCCTGCGCGGCGTGCGCCCGCCCCTTCGCGGAGCGCATCCCGCGCTCGATGCGGCACGACTTCTTC